TTGATTACTTTGCTTGTTGCTACCTTTACTGTGATTTGTCTGCTCATTGTATTTCCTTTCGTTGGTTGGTTGATTAGTATAGCAGGGGGGTCTGACATTTCCACCCGAAGGTGGAGAGTTCTTACTTACGACATTGGACTAGAACACTCTCTAAACTGTCCCTGTTTCGTTATGCTTATTTAGTTAGCAGTTGCGCTTGTCCAGCGTTCCTTGCCTTCTACATCAAGCAGAATACGATTTACTCCGCTAGGGTGGTTATCAACGGCTTTGATAACTCCTGTGATACCGCTTGTTGTTGTTGTGTAGGTTTGACCTACTTCTAGTGTTGCGTTTGTCATTTGTTTCCTTTCGTTTGGTTGGTAGTAGTATTATAGCGGATACCACCGACATTTCCCCCCATTTCTAGGGGGAGTGTCGTGTGATACTAGTCACACTCAGGTAGCCAAAATCCTAAGTGGTGTTGGTCAATAATAGCGGAGGCAGGTGCTGTATCTAATCCTTTATAAGATACGCCTTCAGGCATCTTTATCTGTCGATCAAAATCCTCATCATAGTATGCGTCAATAGCATCTATGCAAGGTTGCACCATAGAAAGTGGAACGGGTGGGTAATGATTACCCTGTAAGTGATAGGCTAATTGTGTTTCTAAATCTAACACGCTATCCTGAATACCTAGTGCAGTTATGCTTCCCATTGTTAGTTACCTTCCTTGATAGTCATTTCAGCCCAAGTGTTAAACTCATTAGCAGTTTTTAATACATTAGATTGAGCAAGGGCGTGTAGCGTTGCTTCCTTGCACATCTCTGTCATTGTTTTTTCATCAAGAGCAATTAAGCGTGGCAATAAGTTTGCAGGGATAGTATCAAGGTTAATGATAGCCTCGAAAGTTATTGTGTGTGGAACTTTGATTAGATTAGACATTTGTTACCTTTCGTTGTTGGAATAAGAGTATTTTAGCATACCCCACTGACATTACCTAATCTATTCCCCGCATAAGCCTTGTGATAAATCTCACAAATTTCCAGGGTTTGTGGATAACTCCCGTAAACCTGTGGATAACCCCGTAGTATTGCGGGCCTTTTATTCCTCCTGGCCCCATATGTCGGGATCTATTTCTGCTAAGTACTCTTTAGCAGCTTTTTTCTGATCTTGATCACCAACAACAGAATTTATTAATGCATTAAAATAATTAAGCTCCGCCATTTTTATTTCTCCTTATTTTTTAGTTGCGCTAAATCTAATATCTGCTTTACCATAAACACATAACCCACACGATACACACGCAGAACCTGCATTGCTAATTAGTGGAATTGATTTCATATTTTCAGGGCACTTAGCACCAGGCTTGCCCGTCAATTCTTTCATTGTGCTTTCGGTGACGGCGAATGTCTTCCCTAAATATGCAAGGCGAATTCCCTCATTTACTTTTAGTTCGTGGCCGATTTCTTTATTCTCATCGTCGGTAGAATAGTAAAGAGATAAATTAGATACATCCTTTAGAATAAGCGCTGCAGACTTTACACGTGTGTAAACCCAGAATTGAACATCGGTGTGCTCATTGATTACATTCTTCCAGGCATAAGTATAGAAATCATTGAAGAAATCTCCGTCCCAGTGGATACGGAATAGCATAGGAGCGTCTTTCTTTACACAATCAGCCTTGAAATCAATAATCATTTCATTTAGCAATTGATACATTGTTTCCATATCGGCATTGCGTAGCAATTCCCAATTGTGTAGCAGATTAGTTTTTACTCCCTTGAAGAGTTTTTCCAATTTGCCTGCATAGCAAACAGTCTCGCAGATAGACGTAGCGCCAGGACATGAGAAATCTTTTCCTGCGGGTAATCCGAACGTGTTAGCAATTGCGGCTTGCTTTCCATTTTTTGTGACAAGGTTAGCCACCTTTCTATCATTAGAGCGTTTCAATTTCATTAGTTGGCCTTTCGTTGGTAAGGTTGTAAGTATAGCAGAATGGACCGACATTTTACGCAACACGCTGCAAATTCCAGGGTGTTTTAGATCACAGTCGTAACGACACGCCCGACTCCGCAGCTCTGCGGGCTTTCGAACACCTGTTCTAATTAATTATTGATCGAATTTATTTTTATGTTTTATTTTGCGTGTGTATTTTTTTTTATTGCGAACAGGTTGCGCCGCATTACTGCGACGCAATTCCTGAATGCGTTTTACTTTATCTTGAAGAGAAGTTAGGAACATTATACCCACTCGCTTCGTGAAATCGTTTTACATCAAATCGCTCATTATCTTTCGCAAACATTTCAGCGAAATCATTTACAATTTTAGAAAATACAGCAGGGTGAGTTTTGTTGCTAGCATACTTTAGAATTTCTGCGGTTGCTATGTAGTCTTTTCTAGTCATCATTTTACTACGACCTCTCCTGTGCGATAAAATAGTTTTGTATAGCATTTGCCAGTTGGTGTAAATAAATTTACAGTTGAGTATTCATTAGCAGAACCCCAATCGGTAAAACGGAAAAAGTTTTCCCACGCACCAAATTCATTTTCGTATTCGGCAGACCAGTGGGGGGCGTTGCTATCATAGGCGCAAGTTAGTTTATACATTAGTTTCCCTTTCGTTAGTTATACATTTACATTGTGTTATTACTATTGTATCAGTTGCCACCGACACAATAGCGAGAGTATCGCAATTATCGCAAATCCACATTTCAGCAATTTTCATTTATTTATTCTCCTGAAAAAAACTGAGCGGATTACATTGGCAAGCCTCTACATCATAATTATTTTCATCTCCGTAGTATAGCCAGCCATTTCCGTAGCAGGTATCACACTCTAAAATCTGAGTGTATAATTCTTTCATTCTACCCATTTAGGTTTTCCCTTTCGTTTGTTGATTTTGTAATTGTAGCAGATAGCACTGACAAGGCTTGCGCCTTGCTTGCCTCACGTTGTGCGATAACGTGTTGTTTGAATTCGTCTAAGTTCATTCGAACGCACCTTCCTCTAATAATCCTAATTCGATGTTGAATAATTCATCGGGTGTTGCTTCGGATAAATCTACCCAGCCAGCACCCTCGTTGTCCATTCGGAAAATTTCGATGTATCCCATTATTATTCACCAACCTTTACTGCGATTGTTGCGAATTTATTTCGCAGACCGCCCGCATTTATTTCGATTAGATACGCTTCAGTTTTTTCACCATACCAAATTTCTGGGCGGTGTTCGGCAGATACAATTTCGCCAGAAAAGTGGCGATTGCGTGAGCGATAGTTTTTCCCTACAAGTAGGCTTTCGATTGTGTATAGTTTGGTAGCCATTGGCAGACCTTCTTTCGTTTGTTGTTATGTATGGAATTATACACGAACCCACTGACATTTTCACATTACTAGCCAGTAAATCCAAATAGTGAGACGCTCAAGCCGTGTGATACTAATCACATCAAAATGTCCGATTTGTCTGTCAAATCGACACGCCGTAGAATTCAGGGATTTTTATAACAATGTCGTAACGACACGCCCGACTCCGCAGTAGTTGCGGGCCAGCTTGATTTTGTCAAGCCGACACGCCGTTATTTATTTATTCATTTTCTAATTCCGCTAAATAATCTTCGTGTTCTACTAAACCAATCGCAAACGCAACGGGATCGCAACACTCTAAGATTTCGGCGGGTGTAAAAGTTGAGTAACCAATTTTTACAGTTGGATAAATGTCATTTAGTAAATCTATAAAACTTTCTTTGATTTCTAAATCTTTTTCTAATTGTGATTTACTCATTTAGTCCCCCATTTTTTATGTCTTTGATTACTGCGATTAGTAGCGGGATAGTTACGCCCGCTAGTAGTAATTGGACGGCGGTAGTTAGTAAGCGATTAGTAGTCATTACTTATTCTTCTTTCTCTTGTAAATCTTATAGGCGATTAGTAGGGCGGTAGTAATTAGGATAGTGTGCCAAGGTAAGTAGATAGCCCCTAAGAAACTATCAAACTCTAATCCGTAGTCGCTAGTTATGTATAACTCAAATCCGTTTATAGTCATTATTAGTTATCCCAATCTAATGTTAGTGCGGACATTTCTTCTTCTTCGTATTCGCTAAGGCGCAAATCTAAGCCCTCTGCTAGTGCCTTGTTATAGGCTTCTTCTTCTTCTAGATAGACATAAGCGTCTGCTACATCTGCCTGAATAGTATCCCATTTAGTCATCATTACTTTACCTCTACTTCTCTAATGTTGTAAGTGAAACCCTTACCTAGTTTTTCTAATTCTTTTATTACGGCTAAGATTTCTTCGGGCTTGTTAGCCTTTTGATTTACGGCTAATAGTTGAGAGCCTTGCCATAGTGTATAAGTGATAGTCATTATCTGTTCTTCTTTCGTTAGTAGTTATAGTAGGAATTGTAGCGCATAGCGCCGACATTGTATAGCGACACGCCGTTAGGCGTTAGTGTGATTATGGTCACACACGGACTCGATTTCGTGTCCGAACTCCTCTACGAGTTCCTCGTAGATTTCGTCCATATAATCAAGATAATCGTTCATTAGATTACTCCCAACTTCTAGTAGTAGCATAAACCTTGCGAGTGCTAGGCTTGTAATTTTCTAACTCTCTTAGATTAGTTTCTAAGATAGTGCCTCTTAGGGCTAGTAGGTCAAGATACTCATTAGCATCTTGTTCGGTATTCATTAGAACACCTAAGCAAGTAGAAAACTCGGTGTCCGAGTATTGGACTTTATAACTTAGTGAAAACATTTTGTTTTCCTTTCTTTATCAAGAACCTTTCTTGATTTTCTTTATAGTATAACTCTAGCAGGGGGGACTGACAAAAAGGGGGGTTACTGGCAAGTATTCTCAAACTATTTTTGTGATTAGCATCACACTCACGCTCAAAGTTAGTAGCCTATGGGCGCACTAAATAGACAAAACGGACATTTATTTATTCGTGATCATACATGATAAAAATATATTAACATTTTGTGAAATATGAAATGCTAGTCGACTGAGATTTTATTCCTAAGTTTTTTTCTATACGAAGTATCGACGGGTGCATACCTAGGATGTTTCTTTGGCTCATTTGTTCTATTACCTTTAGTAAGGTTGCAGATACCGTGAGAAGGCTTTACGTTTATAAGCTCGTCAGATCCTCCTTTGGTTAAAGGGATTACATGATCTAGCTGTAGTCCATACTTCCATCCAGGTACAAAAGCTTGGCGGGGTGCAGAGTAATCTATCTGCATACCACATATGTGACAATTACCCCCATGTATAATAAAAATTTCATAGAAGGAGTATAGGTGTGGATCCGTATATCTCTCTATGTTTGCTTTATTGTTTACTGGCATAACAAAATATTATCAAATAAAAAAAGTTTCGTCAACCCCTTGACCTTAGAATATTTCAAATGTTATACTTCCATAGGGGGGTCGGGGGGTCAGAAAATACAGAAAATACAAAAAATACAAAATATAAAACATATAACATATAACATATATAACATATATAACATATATAGTTGACTAGAATGTATAGATAGTATATAATAAATTAATGGCATCGTCAAGATTAGTAAAATGTGATAAATGTGGGCGGGAGATTGAAGTAAGATCTGGGTTTGCACATATGACACTTAATAATCATCAGAAAAGCTGTAAATAAAATTTTATTAACATTTAATAGAATCCAAAAGTAGATTAGGCATAAAATGACAATCAAAGCATTTATTTATGACATTGCAATCAAGGTAGCTGTAATGGCTGAAACCGAAGAAGAAGCAAATGAAAAAATGGACCAGGGACAAGCTTCACAGATCTCAATGGAGAAGAAGCTGGTCAATACTGTAGATATTGCGTAACCCATAGCATGTCTGTCAAACCTTGGGATATGTTAAATCCTAATGAACCTAGAGCTAGCGAAGAGCTATTTCAGGAACGATGGGAGATATGCAAATTTTGTCCAGAATTAATTTCGCTCACTTCACAATGTAAAAAATGCGGGTGCGTAATGAACTGGAAAGCCAAGTTAGAAAAAGCCACATGCCCAATAGGCAAATGGTGATATAATTAAATAATGCACGATCATAACAATATGACATTGACCCCAGGTGGATCCATTGATGAGATGACTCTGATGTGGATCCTAATGGGCTTGATGGCTATTCACCATGCATGGATGTGGTGGAAGATGAAGAAGAAAAACTGTAGCTGTAAGTGAAACTTATTGCACTTATCACTATAGTAATAGTTCTCACTTTCTTTGCTGGAATAATATTTCAAGTAATATCTTAGTCGACTGGGATTAATATGTATAATTTTGATGTATACGAACTTCCAGGACCTACTGCAATTTTAGAACCTTTACCAACGAAAAGACAATGGGCTACAGATCTGCCTTATCCTCACGCATATAAATGTTTTCCAATGACCCTTGCTAATCAAATGGGTTATGGCATATCTTTTCCAGATGATATCATTCTTGAGTGGGACGGAAACATGAATGTGTTGCCATCTAGCGTTAAAGTAACTTCAGGACATAAATGGGTTAATATGGATAGAGGTTGGGGCACTGTTAGCTTTAACACAGGACTAGTATTTAAAACAGATGAAGATGTAAGTATGCTTTCATACCCAGTGCCAAACCTATTCGTAGAAGGATTTCAACTTTTTACAACACTGATATCTACTTCTTTCTTTGAAAGCCCTTGGCAAGTTGCAGGACAAATTACAAGATCAAATTATAAGATAGTTCTACCAGCAAGAACTCCAGTATCTGCTGTTATGCCAATATCGCTTGGTCAGCTAAATGATTCTGTAGCAACCAAAAAGCCATTTGAAGAATTAGAGTATAATAAGAATACAGGATATGAGTATCATAAATATAATGCTATGATGCAAAAGCTAGGCAAGACTACTGGTAATTACAGAAATGGTGTAAACCATAAAGGTGTAGTTTACGGTAAACATGAAGTTAAATCTATTAAGTTGAGGTATGATAATGGTAACTTACCACTGGATGAATAGAGCTGACGCAGCTTTAAGTATATTTACAATGAAAAGAATGTTTGCTCATAAAGAAAAGTTTGGGTATGACTCAATTCTTTTAACATCTAAAGGTAGCAACTCTGATAACTGGATAAAAGCTGCTCACATTGTAGATCCCAGTAAAAAAATTAAATTTATGATAGCAGTTAGACCATATCAGCAGACTGCTCAAATTGTAAATCAAATGGCAGCAGCATTTGCTGAAATTGCTCCACATAGATTAATGCTTAATGTTGTTTCTGGAGAAATGGGTGGAAACGAAATTGGTCTTATCCCAGAAGGAAGCTATGAAGTAAATACTGACATAACTACTCCACTGGGAAGACTTGAGTTTATTCCTGAATGGATGGAAAGACTTTCTAAAACATATGTAATGGGAAGAAAACCAATTATTCTACTAGGAACAAGAAATAAAGATGTAATCCTTAAGGCTGCTAAATATGCAGATATTGGGCTAGTAATGCTAGATGATTTTTTGGCAGATCCTGATCTATTTTTGTCAAATTATAAGAGGGTAATGGTTAGTGCTCAAATTGTTATAAGAAATACATATGAAGAAGCTCACTATGAATTAGAAAATAGTTTTTCTACACATATAAGAATCAAGAGATGGGCTATATATGGAAGTAGAGAAGATATAAAGAAAAAGTTATTAGAATTAGAAGCAATGGGAGTAACTGATATTTTACTTAGCAACGGTACAGATGTTGTTAGTCAATCAGATGGTCCTGTAGATGAATTAGTTTGGGAAATAATTCAGGAAAGAAAAAATAAAGTAGTTGACTAAGATATAAAAAAGCGGGATAGGCTAAGAAGCATTCTTTGCTACAATTAAGCCATAATGATCTATATCTCAGGCATTATCTAGCATGAAGAGTGAAAAGCTCTCTATAGCCAAACAGAAGGCTCATTTGGCGCAATACATTAGAGACCTTAAAGAAGCATCCCCTTGTATGGACTGTAAGGAATATTATCCATACTATGTCATGGACTTTGACCACGTACGTGGTAAGAAGCATGCAAATGTTATGGAACTTATTCCTACTCTGGATAAAAAGAAGATTGATTTAGAAATCGCTAAATGTGAAATAGTATGTTCTAATTGTCATCGTATTAGGACTCATATGAGACGTATAGCTAAAATTAAGTAGCTCTTCTTCCGCCGACGCACTTTCGCTGCTATCTTCTAAATATAAACCAAAGCTTAAATCTAATAGACTGGATAATTCTCTCTATTTTCTGCTCGACTTTAATATCCTTCTGATTGTAGCTTTTAGGACTATTACTTAGATTAAAGAAGTGTCTGGGCATATAATAATTATATCTTATATTTGTATAAGGCTTCTAGTTCCGCCGCACTTTTTCGGGCGCACTTTTCAATTCGCACTTTATTTAGTATAATAGAATTATTGGACCATAGCTCAGTTGGCAGAGCGGGAAGCTGTTAACTTCTAGGTCCCTGGTTCGAGTCCAGGTGGTCCAGCGATGCGAGTGTTACATAATGGTAGTGTCTCTGCCTTCCAAGCAGATAGTGCCAGTTCGATTCTGGTCACTCGCTCCATATCTCTATAGCTCAGCGGAAGAGCAACAGGTTTCTACCCTGTGTGTCGGGAGTTCGAATCTCTCTAGGGATACAAAGAAAAAACCCCAATCAGAGGCGGATCCGATTGGGGTTTTCTAGTGTATTGCTACACGTTATACTGGGAGCTTAATCTGTGGGATGCTACAACCAGTACTTATGAAGTATAAAATAGCTTAAATTATATGTCAAGGGTTTATTCCCAGAGAAGTTTCTTTCCTGGATCAAATAGCCACTCTTCTTCTTTGTACTTGTTGTCTTCTGTCATTTCGTAGAGTATATCCATAAGTACTTTGCAGTCTTCATGTTTCCAGGTTAAGTTACACCTGCCATCTTTTACATTTAAGCACTTATTTAAATAAGACTCTACAACATTAATGCTTTGAGGGCTATGCATTGTCTTCTTGTTCTCCAGGGCTAAATGATGGGGCAGGGCCCAATAGGTATCCCTGATCATGATATTCAACCATCTTAGATACATCTTCTGGGCCAACTAGCTTATTAGCAATAAGTGTTAAAAGGTCATATATTCTATGTAGCATAATATAATTAACCATAGGCAGGTTATCTTCTAAATTTTGTGGCTTTTCATCCTCGATCATTTGGTCGTCCTAAATCTTCCCAAAACTTTTCTCGACCCATTTGGTCTGTTTCTATTATTTGTCCGCCATCGGTATTAATTTGAATCGACGGCTCTTTTGAGTCTTTCATACATCTCCAGCCCAATATTGTTTTTATACTGACAAGATAAGCAGTATAGATAAATTATACCCTCATTTGTTTCGTTGCACATTAAAGGGCCCTGATCCATGGGACATTCAAGTCTAGGAACAAGGCCCTTCTCTGCGAGTTGAAGGTACTTAGACACGTACTGTATCTTCATGTACCTTCCTCTCTAATCTTTGAATTCGGTTAGGAACTCTTTGTATCTTGCCCCATTCAGGGAAGACCACGATGACCAATCATTACCGCCTTTAGTCATATAATACGTTATCTCTGCATTTATTACGGGGTCAAACAATAAAATGTTTGACCTTAGATCAAATTTTTCTTTACGATCAATGCCGAGTTCACCCAACATATTAATCTGAAAAATTCCGTAGGAACTGTCTCCAGTTTTCCTGTTACCATTGTAAGCCAGAGGTCTTGAATTAGACTCTGCCTTAGCAATAGCCCAAGCCTGTTTAAGGGCTTTTCCTTCAAAACCAACAGCTGATAGGAGTTCTTTTAGTTCTCCGTCTGTTAGCATCTCAGAAGGCTTGTACACAGTAGTGCTGTACTTCTCTAAGGTTTCTTTCTTTAGTTGTACTGTTGATTTAGGTGTTTCCACCTGCAATGCTTGTGTAATTGTTGGTCCAGGCTGGACAGTAAATAAAAATAATGTTATCATTCCTATATACGACCAGTTATGAGCAACATCACTCAAGCGCTGTTTTATATTCTCCATTGGCATTTCCTCCTTTAGAGATAACGAACTATAATAATAACATTACTTGATAGTAGCTGTCAAGTTAGTCAACCAGAAAGAAATACATGAACATATCTCTTTATACGCCAAGATCAGGATTAAATCCTGCTGTAGGCTTTGGATATGCTTCACAACATATAGTTAAATCATTACAACAATTAGGTCATACCGTAACTTGGTCAAATCCAAAAGCTCCAGTACAAATAAACTTTACTCAACCTCATTTATATAAATTACATAAGGGGCAATATCAAATTGGATATACTCCCTGGGAGTCTACTGGGATGCGACCAGACTGGGTAGATAGATTTAATTTATGCGACGAAGTTTGGGCAACATCAACTTGGAACTCAGAAGTATTTAAAGAAAACGGCGTTAATAAAGATATAAAGGTTTATCCTCATGGTATCGAAGATGTTTGGAAACCAAGGCGAAGAGTTGTTAAAGATGTCTTTAAATTTTTGCATATTGGAGAGCCTTCTCCCAGAAAAGACGGGCAATTAGTTTTAGATACTTTTATTAAAATGTTTGGCAATGATCCAAAATATCATTTAACCATTAAAGCTCATTTAACAACTTCAATTAGAATTTATGATAAAGTTGGAAACCTTGTTTCTCCATCATCTGTTTATAATAACATTACTATAATTACAGACGAATATAACATAAATGAATTGGTAAGCCTTTATCATAGACACCACGTTCTTATCTATCCTACTTGGGGAGAAGGCTTTGGATTTATTCCGCTACAGGCACTTGCATCAGGCATGCCAACAATAACAACTTATCCATGGGCGGAGTATAAAGAGTTTATCGGACCCCTTGCATTAAAGTCTAGACTTACAGATGAGACTCTTCCAAAAGCAGTAGGTGATCCGCATATTGGTAAAATGTTTAAACCAGATGCAAAACATTTAGAGGATTTAATGTATGATTCAGTTATAAACTTTAAAGCATATTCAGGTTACTATTTTGCTCAGTCGACTAGGATACATGAAAAGTATAACTGGATTAAGTTGACCAAGAATGCTTTTAGCGATTTAGATAAAAAATTTTCTTAGCCCTTCCCCTTTTAATTAAACTTTGGTAGAATTGAGCTTCAACTAAAAAATCATATACCGCAAGGCGGAGAAAAGGTGTCATTTAAAAATGTCAAAAACTATTGAAAACCCATACGAAAACTTTATTGCTTTATCTAGATATGCACGATGGATTCCAGAGGATAACCGTCGTGAGACATGGGGAGAGACAGTAGATAGATACTTTGATTTTATGCTGAATCACCTTTTTAAAGAATACTCATATGAGCCAGAATCAAAACTAGTTGAAGAACTAAAGTCTGCTGTGTTCAATAGAAATGTAATGCCATCAATGAGATCCGTAATGACTGCAGGTGCTGCCCTAGACAGAGATAATGTTGCAGGATACAATTGTTCATTTGTACCAGTAGACAATCCAAGATCATTTGATGAAACAATGTATATTCTTATGTGTGGCACAGGTGTTGGCTTTTCTGTTGAGTACAAGTATGTTAATAAACTTCCCGCAGTGCCAGAATCATTTGAAAAGTCTGATACAGTAATAGTTGTAGAAGATTCTAAGCAAGGTTGGGCAAAGTCATACCGTGAACTACTTGCATTGCTTTGGTCTGGACAAATTCCAGCAATTGATGTATCTAAAGTTCGTCCCGCAGGCGCAAGACTTAAAACAATGGGTGGCAGATCATCTGGTCCACAACCATTAGTTAATTTATTTGATTTTACTATTGCAAAGTTTAAGTCAGCAGCAGGACGCCAGTTAAAGCCTATTGAAGCGCATGACATTATGTGCAAGATTGGCGAAGTAGTTGTAGTCGGAGGAGTTCGTCGCTCAGCAATGATTTCTCTTTCTAATATTAATGATATTGAAATGGCTGCAGCAAAGTCTGGTAATTGGTGGGAGAATAACACACAACGTGCATTATCAAATAATTCTGTTGCGTATTCACGCAAGCCAGATATGGAGCAGTTTATTGCAGAATGGAAATCTTTGTATGACTCAAAGTCAGGAGAACGAGGTATATACAACGTGGCCGCAGCTCAGGCCCAAGCAGCCAAGTATGGAAGAAGAGATCCAGATATTCACTACGGAACTAACCCGTGCTCAGAGATTATTCTACGTCCTTACCAGTTTTGTAATCTTTCAGAAGTCGTATTACGTGAAAATGATACAAAGAAAGATATCGAACGTAAGGTTCAATTAGCTACAATCCTTGGAACATGGCAGTCTACTCTTACAGACTTTAAGTACCTACGTAAAATCTGGAAAGATAACACAGAAGAAGAGCGTCTGCTAGGAGTATCTTTAACTGGACAATTTGGACATAAGTTTATGTCAGGCAAAGAAGATTTGGTTTCCCTAGAAGAATTCTTGATGACTCTTAGAGAATCAGCAAGAGCAAAGAATAAAGATGAGGCTGGGAAAATTGGGATTCCTGAGTCTGCCGCTATTACTTGTGTAAAGCCATCTGGAACAGTATCTCAATTGGTCGGGGTATCTTCAGGAATGCATGCATGGCATTCTCCATATTACATTCGTACAGTACGTGGTTCAAAGGGAGATCCTATTTCTACATTTTTGAAAGAAGTTGGAATTCCAGTAGAAGACGACGTAATGAAGCCAAACGAGACTTACGTATTTTCGTTTCCAGTAAAGGCACCAGAAGGTGCAATTGTTAGAAATGATTTAACAGCTATCGAACACCTAAACATTTGGTTAGTTTATCAACGTGCATGGTGTGAGCATAAGCCATCTATTACAGTTTCTGTAAAAGAAGATGAGTGGATGGAAGTTGGAGCATGGGTCTATAAGCATTTTGACGAAGTCTCTGGAATTTCATTCCTGCCACATTCTGACCACTCATACAAGCAGGCTCCATACCAAGAAGTTAGCAAAGAAGATTACGAGGCACTTGTTGCAAAGATGCCAAAAGAAATTCGCTGGGAAGATTTGTCTTTTTATGAAACAGAGGATGGAACTTCTACAAATGCTACGCTTGCCTGCAGTTCAGACGGTAATTGCGAGCTTGTAGACATTTCTGCCTAAACGGTATATAATAAATATTGGGGGAAACCCCAAAATTCCTGGGCACAATGCCCAGAAATAGGAGGATCTAATGAAACAAGATCTAAACAATGATGGAAAGGTAACCATGCAAGAGAAAATTCTAGCAGCGTTAGCAAGTTATGGTCGTCACTTTTTGGGTGCAGCCATTGCTCTTTACATGACTGGAAATACTGACCCAGGAGACTTAATCAAGGGTGGTATTGCGGCTTGTCTACCAGTTATTTTGAAGGCACTTAATCCAAATGAAAGCTCATTTGGCTTTACAAAGAAGTAAAATTAAGAAAGTAATTAGGACGGCTCCTGTGCTAAAATAAGCATAGGAGTCTTCCTATTAGGAGAGAAATGTCAGCCCAAAAAAACTTTCAAGTTGATCAAAACACAACCTTCAGGTTTGTTGTTGAATATAAAGATAGCCAAGACAATCCTATTAATCTGACTGGATCTTCTGCAAAAATGCAGGTAAGAGATGGAACATCTGCTTCTAAGCTAGCAGCAACTCTAACATCACCATTGGGTGGAATTGTGATAGACCCTCTTCTGGGCAAGATAACAGTCACGATGACGCCAACTCAAACAAATAAATTATTTTATCCAAAGTCTGCTTACGATTTAATCTTGGTAGACAGCAATTCAAACAGAATAAAAATTATTGAGGGATTTTTAACCCTTAATAAAACGGTGACCATCTAATGCCAACTAATAATAGTAATAACATCGTAGTAACCGAAGAAGTTCACAAGGTCGTAGTTCCTAATGTTGGAATTCAAGGACCTAGAGGAAAGAGCATACTCAACGGTCTTGGAGAGCCCGCAGCCAATTTTGGTGTCGAAGGAGATTTCTACTACGACAAAAATACAACAAGATTCTATGGCCCAAAGCCAAACGATCTTTCTTGGGCGGGAGCAACAAATTACCTTTTAAGCACAGCAACCCTAACTTACCCATTTTCAATAAGTCAGGTCATAGATCAAGGATCTTATTGGGCGCTTGAAATAACTCACAACATGGGATACAACCCAAATGTCACTGTTAAAAATAGCGCAGGAGACATATTAGAAACAGGAATAGACTATAATAGTAACATGAAGATTACGCTGACAATGGCTCAACCATTCGGCGGGACAGCATACCTGTCTTAAAGGAGAATAGAAAATGGCAAGATTATTTGTAACTGATATCAATCTGAATAAGAATGAACTTCAGAATGCCAGAATTCAGGGGCTTACAGCAAATCCATCAGCTCCTGTAACTGGACAGATTTACTACAACACAGTAGAAAATGTAATGTACTACTACAATGGACTTGCATCACCTAATGGTCCATGGATGCCAATGTCTGGCTCCCAAGAAGTCATTCAAGATGTTATCGGTTCATCAGTTCTTGGCGGAACAGCATTAACTGCTACATATAACGATACAGCAGGAACAACAACTCTTAAACTTAATGATACTACAGTAACACCAGGATCATATGGATCACAAACACAGATTCCTACTTTTACAGTAGATGCACAAGGTCGCTTAACAGCAGCAGGAACAGTAGATGTTGCAACAACACTTACAGTTTCAGGCGATGGAGCAGATTCAACATCAATCAATTTATTGACAGAAACACTAGAGGTTAACGGCGGAGAAGGAATTGATGTTCTTGTAACAGATAACACAATTACAATATCAGCAGAAGATGCAACCTCATCAAATAAGGGTGTTGCAAGCTTTGACGCAACAGACTTTACAGTAACATCAGGCGCAGTAACATTAAATGCTGAGCGTGTACAAGATATTGTTGGCGGACAAATTGTTGCAGGCGAAGGCATCGATGTAACATACGATGATGCAGCAGGAACCCTAACAGTAGATGCAGAAATTGCAACAACTACAAACCGTGGTGTTGCTTCTTTTGCTACAGCAGATTTTACCGTAACAGATGGCGCAGTATCTGTTAAGAACGTAAACCTTGGAACACAAACCACTGGTGATTACGTTGCAAATATCACAGGAACAGCTAACGAAGTAACAGTTAGCCCTACATCTGGAGAAGGAACCACAGTAACAATTGGTTTACCAGATGATGTAACAATTACCAACAACTTAAATGTTGGCGGAAACCTTAATGTAACTGGAACAATTAACTCAGTAAATACCACTCAGGTAAATATTGTTGATAATAAGATTAACCTTAATACTGACTTTACTGGAACTCCAACAGCAGATGCTGGAATTCGTGTAGAGCGTGGCGAAGGTGCAGATGTAGAAATTCTATGGAACGAGTCTGATGATCGCTGGACCCTTACAAATAATGGTACAAATTATCACGCAATTACAAGAAAGTTTTCAGGAACAATTGGAAACGGTGTTTTAACACAGATACCTGTAACCCACAACCTTGGAGCAAGAGATGTCTCTGTTCAAGTTTATGATTCTAATACATACGAAACCGTAGAGTGCGATGTAGTTAGAACTTCTACAAGTGTTGTAACACTAGGATTCACAGTAGCACCAGCCGCTGGAGCATATACGGTAGTAATCGTAGGATAAGGGGGCATTAAGTGTCTGTAAAAAGATTAGTCCCTTTACATGCAGTAGCATTAGAATCAGATCCAGTTGTAGGTAGAATTGGTGATCTTTATTATAATGTAACAGAATCAGAGCTAAGATACTATGATGGTACCACCTGGAATCCAATCGGTGGCGGAGCAATTACTGGCTTATTAGACCATGTTCATACTTACGACGGAAATGTTTTTTCTGTTTCGGAATCTACAGTTGCATCAACTGGAACCTTAGATGGAGGAAATCCATTTTCAGAGTTTGGAAACTTACCAGGAAATCTTGATGCAGGTGAAGCGTAATGGCTATTGTACAAATAAGACGTGGCACTACATCTCAATGGTCTCAATCTACTAAAATATTAAAAGTAGGCGAGCTTGGAATAGATACAACTCTTAATAGATTAAAAATTGGTAACGGTACAAGTCTTTGGAGTAACCTTCCTTTTATTATAGGAGATAGAGGTGCAGATAGTACAGTTCCAGGTCCAAAGGGCGATACTGGAGATCAGGGCCCAGTTGGCCCAACAGGTGCAGCAAGTACTGTGCCTGGACCACAAGGTCCAGCAGGGCCGCAAGGGCCACAAGGACTAAAAGGCGATACAGGATTAACAGGACCAAAAGGCGATACAGGATTAACTGGCGCAGCAGGTGCACAAGGAATTCAAGGTTTAACAGGTCCACAAGGTTTAAGAGGAGAAACAGGTTTAACAGGTGCAGCAGGTGCAGCAAGCACCGTACCTGGGCCACAGGGTTTAAAGGGAGATACTGGTGACACAGGACCACAAGGTCCACAAGGATTAAAGGGCGATACTGGAGATCAGGGCCCAGCAGGCGCAGCAACTTTTAATGGACAAACAGATGTAACAAACGCTGGTCTTACAATTGATAAAATTGCTTATCCTGCAATTACTAGGTTAGATGTAACAAATAGTGGATCTTCAGCATATCTATTTATGAATCAATATGGCGGAAGCAATCCAACAATATATGCAATTTCAGGTACAACCATAGCATTTAATTTAAATGTTTCTGGACACCCATTTTTGATTAGATTTTCTGGAGCAAATTACAACACAGGGCTGATTCACGTTTCAACAACAGGAGTCATATCTACTGGTACCGATGCTCAAGGCAAAACTAGCGGAACCCTATATTGGCAAATTCCTCAAGGTATAAACGGAAATTACGGATACCTTTGCTCGTTTCATAGTGGAATGACTGGTACCATAACTATTAAGGATATAGCAACAATATGACAATAGAGACCGTAGGTAATTGGGAATGGGAAGTAGAGGAAAGCGATACAGCGCCTCTGCTTAATTTGACTATCAAAAATATTTCTGAAAATAAAACAGTAAAACTACTTAATATTAATTGGGCTACTGGAAGAGAAGACTTTTTAGAGCACTCTTACAATATGGCAATTGAAACTCTGAGCGGAGGAGACAACTGCTGTCTTGAAGGAAAGGTTGTGATGATATAAATGGCATCTAGAATAAGAATAAGAAGAGGCACAACAACTCAATGGAACTCTTCTACCAAAATTTTGGAGTCTGGCGAACTTGGTATTGACACAACTTTAAACAAGGTAAAAGCAGGAAACGGAATTAATATCTGGTCAGCCTTGCCTTATCTAACACCACCAGTTGCAGAAGTACAAGAAATGGCACAAGATGGAGTAGCCGCAGCTTTATCTGCTGGAACGCATTCAAATATAGTTGTATCTTACAGTGATGAGAATAACAGCATAAGTCTTTCAACTGGTCCAGATGTAGTAACAACAACTAGTCTTTCAACAACTTTAACAGATTCAACAACTGGATATGTTCCATACGGAGATATTGGTCAGCCAGATGGAGTGGCTTCACTAGATTCAAGTGGTAAGATTCCAGACTCAGAAATTCCAGCCACTATTGCTAGAGATACAGAAATTCCATCATCAACATCTTCTCTATCAGAAGGAACAAATCTTTATTTTACAGATGAGAGAGCACAAGATGCGGTAGGTAACAGCCTTGGATCTGGATTATCATACAATGATACAACTGGTGCAATATCTGTAGATACTTCAATTATATCTACTAAGACATATGCTGAGACAACAGCTACTACAGCAGCTACTACAGTATTTAATAATATATTGGATTCTGCTCCGACAGCTTTAAATACTTTAAATGAACTTGCAGCAGCAATAAATGATGATCAAAACTTTGCAACCACTATTACAACAGCATTAGGAACAAAATTAAATACAGCAACGGCAGCTTCTGACTATTTAAAGATAACTGATGCTGCTTCTACATATTTATCACAAACAGCAGCTACAACAACCTACCTAGCTAAAACTCAGCCAGCTTTAGACTATCAGATTTTTAATAGTGGAACAGGTGGATACGTAGTAAATGGAACTATAAATGGACCAATTACTTTAATTCCTGGAAAGCCTGCCAGAATTTCTATACAAGCACCAGGACATCCGTTTTGGTTTCAAACTTCATATGGAGCATACAATCAAGCAAATGTTTATGAGACTGGTATAGCAGGATCTGGAACAGCTACTGGACAAATAGAAATTTTACTTCCACTAGATGCTCCACAGCTTTACTATGCATGTCAATTCCATGAGCCAATGAAGGGTGTTGTTTTATTTGAAAAAGATAGCAGCCTTCAAACATTTGCCGCCAAGACTGGGTCTTATACTGCAGTTTTAATGGATATGGGAAAGATTATTGAAATGTCAGGTGGCGGAACCTTTACAATAACAGATTCAACATCATTCCCAGTAGGAACAACATTTGAAGTTCTTCAAACTGGATCTTCTCAGGTAACAATAGCTGGAGATGGTTTTACTATTAATGCTACACCAGGTTTAAAGCTCAGAACACAGTGGTCTGCCGCAACTATAATCAAAAGAGGCACGAATAGCTGGGTCGCTTTTGGAGACTTGGTAGCTTGATAAATGTCAAGACTCAATAAAAAATTTTTTAGCCGATTAGGTATCAGAAAAGTAGATGTACCCAACCTATCTGGATTAAATAGAGACCAGGCAATAGCTGTATTAAATGCCGTTGGCTTAGTGCCAGTAGATACTCCAACAAATACAGAAAATATTAATTTAAATCTAGGAATTGTTTCTCAATCGCAAGCTGCAGGATCTACGGTTTTAATTGGTTCACAAGTTTCTTTTAATTATTATAATTATGTAGCTCCACCAAACTTTAACCCAGGATTTAACCCAGGATTCAACCCAGGATTTGCTAACCCAGGATTTAACCCAGGATTTGGTGTTGTTTGTGATTATGTTGATGCACCAACTTACTGTACTGGTGTAGACTCTCAAGGCTACGGAGATGCTTATCAGCGGTCATGGACAGCTGGATGTCCAGATGTTTATTTAGGAAGAAGTTTCTGTGGTGTTCCTAACCCAGGATTTAACCCAGGATTCAACGAACCAGCATTCAACGAACCAGCATTCAACGAACCAGCATTTGACACACCGCTCTTTGGAGGATCTGGAGATCTGACTAATCTTGATCTTAGCGCACTATTTAGTTTTGGTGGCAAAAGCGTTGGCATTACAACTTTAGTTAGAACTACCGATGGTCTTGTTAAAGCAGGAGATTTACGAGTCGGAGACACTCTTTTATCTGCAAATATTGAAGGATTCCCTTATGAAGGAGATGAAGGAATAACTGCTCAAGCGATTGCTTGGTCAGATAATAATCCTAGCATAATCCCAGAAGTTACAACTATAGCTAATATCTATAAAACACAATCTGCATATGCGGTTGTAATTAATGAAGATATATTTTCTCAATACCACTATATTTTAATTAAAAGAAATGGCGTATCTAAGTTTGAAACTTCAGTAAATATAGTTAAAGAAACTGATTTGGTTTATTCATATGACACTAGCAGCTGGGAGCCTATTTATCTTTATGAAATAGTTCAGGCTCCACACGATATTATTTCTATCAACTGTGAGCCATACGATATGTTTTTTACAGAAAGGATGTTAACTCATGATTCAAGCGCAATATAATATTATAGAGATGAAAATGGTCGGAGAAAACCTTGTGCCCGTATTTTCTGCAATGCCTAATGAACTAAAGGGCTCCTGGATACATGTTACAAAATTAAACCATTCATCTATAAAATATGTAAGCGCAATTTATTTTAATGATGTGCATCCCGAAAACACTGTCGTTATTTCAGATTATTTTCCTACAGAATACCCAGACTTGTATTGCACCGTTAATAAAAATGGAAGAAATGAAAGAGTTTATGTAAATCCAAAATATAGAAAAATGGGGTTGCTGGGAGTTTCTGGATTAGTTGCTAGAGCAATATTTAATGATTATTTAAATATAATTATGGATGTGCCTTTAGATAGAAGCGAAAAAACTGAAAAAGCTACTAAATTAGTTAAAGATGTATGGCAAGAAAAAATAGAAAGCATTCCTCTAGAACAAAAATCATCAATATCAGTATTTGATATTGACCCGCCAAGAGATCCAGCTTATCCAGATGTTTGGCATGGCCACAGACCAGGAGGAAAAAATGGTTAATAAAATATTTTCAGAACAGGATATAAGTGTTTACAGTTTTTCATATATAAGAGACACAGAGCTTCAAGTTATGCTTTCAAGCTTTGAAGAGATTTCATGGATAGAAAGAGTAAATGGTTTTAAAGAAGGAATAATTAAAACAACAAACTTTAAAAATTTAAATTTAGAAAATAGGAGGCTATATATTAGCTATATTTCTGAAATAAATTCTTATCTTCATGACAGATCCCTTGCATTTGTTTATCCAATAGAGAATGTGTTTTTAAAAATAATTCCAGAAACATCATACATGCAAGAGTTTTTAAACCCAGGACTAATAGATACCATATCAATTATTTATATAGTAAATAGCAATCACACGGGATCTAATATTACATTCTTAAACAAAGATATTTCTATACCACTATCAAAAGGTAATTTAATAATTTTCCCATCTTCAGAAGAATATAGGTATAAGATTTCTGAAGTTTCTTCTGGAGAAATGATTGTTGGAGTTTCTTACGTAGAGGTTAAGAATGATTAATACAGAAAGTCAAAATAAAAACGAAAACGTTATATACAGAGAAAAAAGAAAAACAATCTCAGTTAAAGATAAATTTGATACACTGGGCCTATATGAAAAAATAATAAATGAATTAGATAAATCTGAAAAATTCTATGATTTCCCACATTCTAATGAAAAAGATATCAAGGTATACGATAAAAATAATTACAATCCATTTTTTATGCATGACGAACAAATGTATTTTCTTTTTCAAAAAGTATCTCTATTAATAAAAAATGCATGTGAAAAATATCAATTTAGCTACTTAAAAAATAAATATTTTATTTACTCTTCATTAATTGAAGACCAGGACCCGTCTTTATGGTATGATGCTGGTGGTACATCAAGACCCTCAATGTTTGGAATAATTTCTCTAGACTCAGAAAAAACAAGATTACTAATTAATGAAGAAGAGTTTGAGATAGAGCCTGGAGAAATTATTGTTTCGGAAGCGGGCAATAAAATTGTTTATTCTAATAGATTTAAATCAATAGTGTTTTATGTAAGCCCATTATCAGAAATAAAAAATCAGTATTCACAAAAGTGGATACCTTTAGTCTAAAATAAAAGGAGATATTATGATAATTGACACCCCAGCAATTGGAATAAAAATATATAGAAACGCTTTGCCAGAAGCAATGAACATTCCAGCAAGGCTAGAAAAGGTCTTAAGTTCAGGTAAAAGCTCAATGTTTAAGTGGTCGATTGCCACAGTTGGAGACCACGTACAAAAATTAGATTACAGAGATTGTGTCGATTTTAAAATCAAAAGAGATTCTTTGAGGCCAGGGAATGAACTATCTGACGAAATAATATCTGTTCATGATCAAATAACAGAAAAGCTTCAAGAGTGTTTAAAGGATTACATGAGAGCATACAATACGAACACACTGCACTACATGGAAGCTATAAACTTTGTTCGTTATGGAGAAGGACAGCATTTTAAAACACACCCAGACAGCGGCCCAAGCTATTCATGCGACGTATCTACTGTTATGTATTTAAATAGCGACTATGAGGGTGGAGAGCTGTACTTCCCCCATTTTGACTATACCTATGTTCCTCAATATGGCGACATTGTGCTATTCCCATCTAGCTATCTTTTTTCACATGCCGCCTTACCAGTAAAGTCTGGAATAAAGTATTCTGCAGTAACTATGTTTTCATATAACGATAGAAACCATCAAGATCATGGTAGGTATCAGGGCCAGGTTTCTAAAGTTCTATAGATAGGTAAAGAAACATTTAAGGTATAATTAGGGAAGAGGTGTAAGCAAATGGCAACAAATTTCCCAGCGTCTTTAGACGTTCTAGTTAACCCACAGCCGAATGATTCGGTTGAGGAAGTTTCCCATTCCGCCCAACATGCAAATGCCAACGATGCAATTGAGGCATTGGAGTCTAAGGTCGGTGCCAATAACTCTACCGACCCAAACTCTTTAGACTATAAGGTCAAAACACTTGAAACAAATATCCTAGATATTGAAGAGGTGGAAGATCTTGTCGGCGGCTTGCTTACCACTGGAACCCATAACAATATTACAGTAGCATACGACGATGTTGCTAGAAAAATAAATTTAACTGCTACCTATGACGATGAAGAGGTCATGGATGCAATTGCTACTTCTTTGACAGCAGGCAACGGAATAACAAAAACTTATGATGATGTTGCAAACACAATAACTTTAGCGGTAGATACCTCAGTTATGGCAGATAAGACCTACGTAAATACCGCAATATCAAACCTTGTAGATTCAGCACCAGGACTGCTAGACACTCTAAATGAAATTGCGGCAGCAATAGGAGACGATGCAAATTTTGCAACAACAATAACATCCGCTCTAGCAACAAAGTTAAATATTACAACAGCAGCAAGCACATACCTTTCAATAGCTGATGCCCCAGAGACAATATCAGATACAACAGGAGCAATGTTTGCACATAATGGGCATACAAATGTAGTTGCAACTTATGATGATACAACTAATAGGGTAAACCTTTCAGTAATTGCTCAATTAACACAAGAACAGGCTCAAGACTATATCGCTCCTCTTTTTGTACATAATTTAAATCCAAACATTACAGCAACCTATGATGATGAAGCAAACAAGCTAATACTAGAAACAATAATCCCTCCGTCTAAAGCTATTATGTCAGCTTCTGCCCCATCATCTCCGTCAGACGGTCAATTCTGGCTGGACACTGATGAATTTAGAAGTGGCACAACTAGAGCCCTCAAAGTATGGAATGCTTTAACTTCAACTTGGGAATACATAAGCTCAGACCTATCTCTTTCTACTACAAATACCTGGACCTCAAAGAATACTTATACAAACGGTATTATTATTGGTTTAGATGCCGCACCAACTACTCCAGTACACGGACAAATTTACTACAATAAAATTCTTAACAAGCTAAATGTTTGGGACGGCTTATTGTGGAAGGAAGTATCTGGTTCTGGCGGTGGTGGAGGCGGACTCACATTAATTCCAACAGATGCTTCTGCACCAGCAAGTACATTTTTCGTAGGTCTTATCGAGCCACCAGCGGGAGCAACAACTCTAGGAGATTTGTGGATAGACGTTGATGATGATGCTGGCGCAACAGAATTTATTTATGCTGGACCAGAAGCCCCAGCAAATTATAATACAGATACTCTTTGGATTGACACAGATGAACCGATAACAGAATTAATATATAGTGCAAATGAGCCAGCAACCCCTTCTTACACAGGAGAGCTTTGGATAGACTTAGATGATACTTCAGGACAGTCTATTGTCTCCTCTTTGACCCCTCCAACGCCTGCAGAAACAGATCTTTGGATAGACCTAGCAAACGAAGAGGGATACTTAGAGTATAAAGATTTATTTAAAAATGGAGCAGCGTCAGTTCAAGCTTTTTCAAATTTGCCTACTGCTTCTCTTTATCCAGGGGCAATGATATACGTAGTTTCACAAAAAACAATATATGTATCTGTTGATAATCAATGGAAAAAGATGTACCCAAACTCAGATTCAGAAGTCCTGTCTTGGATAGGATTTTGAACAAATTTATAGTATAATGACACTTGGAGGAATTATAATATGTCACTAAAGCGTTGGAATGGAACGGCCTGGGTTGTAGTAGCAGGATCACGACCAGGAGCACAAGGTCCTCAAGGTTTACCTGGACAAGCAGCAACAATATCTGTAGGCGCAGTAAACACATTACCTTCAGGATCAGCACCGACTGTTACAAATAGCGGAACATCTTCAGCGGCAATATTAAATTTTAGTCTTCCTACTGGAACGCAGGGCCCAGCGGGTGCTGCAGGTGCAGCGGGACCTCAAGGAACAGCTGGACAAAGAGGTTCATATAATTTCACTGGAATTGCAGATCCAACAGCACAAAACCCAGCAAACAAATTAGGTTTAGATAATTATTTAAATACAACAACGGGCGATTGGTTCCAATATAATTCAACTACATCGACATGGACATTACAGGGAAATATTAGAGGCCCACAAGGACAGCAGGGATTAACTGGAGCAACAGGTGCAGTTGGACCTTCTGGTAATGAACTAGCTAATGATATACTTAAGGAAACAACGGTAGCTAGGGTAGATGCAATGCTAAACCTAGGTCTATATTATCCAAAGTATACAAGTACTTTGACTCAAACAGAGTTGAACAGTAAATTTGCAGCAACAAGTTATTTATTTTAGGAGAATATAATGTCAAGAAGACAAATAGAACACGCATACTACGTATTTAAGCCAGAATTAGATCAGATTATTATTCCAAGAATAGTAAGACAAGATCGATTGATGCTTATCACAAATACGACACAAGGTAAGGTCATCTACAACTTCTCCGATCCTAATTTAACTGCAATATCTTTTTCAGTAGACAATGAAGTTGGCTATGAGCCAAAGACAATTATTACTCTTAAGTACAACTGTGCATCAATGGCTGCTACCGATCAACTTGCAATCATTGTTGACGAGCCAGCAGAAACAGTAACATTTACAGAGCCGCTTATGGATGCGGTAAATAAACTTAGAGTCGCCCCACCACAATCTTTAATGGATACAGACTTTGAATATGGTATTCAGAGCTCTAAGTGGGAAGCCTTGGTATTAACATCAAATTACCCATCATTCTTTTCTAGAGCAACAGGCGGAAACTCATTTGACGTAGTAAGCGTAACTGGCGATGGCGCAGCGCCAAGATCTACAGTTACTGTAGTTGTTTCTAGCCCAGCAACAGAACTTGTTGCAGGAGATGTTGTTTCACTTCAAGATACAAAAAATCCTTTAGCTGAAGGAACTTTCCCAGTTGAAACAGTAAGCGCAGACGGATTTACATTTACATATTTAGCAAGCGGAATTGTTTCTGGATCAATTTCAGATGGAAGCCTTACATCAGTTACTGGTGGAGGAATCTTCGATAACGCACACATTCCAGGCGGAAACGATTCTCTCGGACTTCAAGGATGGTCTGCAAACTCAGACGGAGCAGCACAATCTACAATTACAATTACAACAAGCACAGCTCATGGACTTCTTCCAGGAACACCAATTCTAATCGGAAGCCAGAATGCAAATTGCTCAATCAAGGGATCTTGGAGAATATTTAACGTCTCAAGTCCAAATCAAATGAAGTTTAAAATGGATTCACAGGTTTCTAACCCAATTGTCACAAATGGCGTAGGACTTTATGCAAAGCCAAATGGTTATGTTCAGCACAGACCACACGATGGAGGAGTTATTCTTTCAACAACAGACAATGTCTGTGGAGTAAGAGTTATTCGTCAAACACGTCGTCACTTTAGATATCAGTCAGGAAAGTCAATTCAGTTCTCAACTGGTGTAAAGTTTACCCCTACGTTTGACGTAGATCAGATATCTGTAGCTGGAGTTTTGATTGGAAATCAGGTTGTAACAGTCCGTACAATTCAAGATCACGGAATGCAACCAGGAGCAAAAATTAAGGTAGACGGAGTTCAAACAGCAGGAACTTACAACCCATGGAATGGCAAGTTTACGGTTACAAATGTTTTAGGAACAAATGAGTTCCAATATATAATGCCTATTACACAAAATTTAACTGCTACTGATCAGTTCCCAGGAGGAGTTGACGTAACAATTACTGTTTACAAGTGGGAAGGTGCTGCAACAAGAACTGGTATGTACAATGACCAAAACGGATTCTTCCTTGAATACGATGGCACATACCTATATGCGGTTAGAAGATTCTCTAAGAAAGATCTTTTTGGTAAAATTGCTGCAACTAAGTTTTCAAACACAATTACTGGTATAAATACAAGATTCAGAAAGCAGTTGCTGGTCGGAGACCAGATTGTTATTAAGGGAGCAAACTACACAGTTATTGAAATTGCATCAGACACTAATATGAAGGTTAGCCCTGCATATAAGGGAGATTCTCTAACAAACTCATCTTATGTTATAACTCAAGAAATTAGAGTTCCTCAGACCGAGTGGAACGTAGACAAGCTAGATGGTAAGGGACCTTCAGGATACACATTGGACCCAGCATTGATGCAGATGGCCTACATTGACTACACATGGTATGGTGCGGGATTTATTAGATTCGGATTTAGAGGCACAGAAGGAAATATTGTTTATTGCCACAAGATGCCTAACAACAATAGAAACACAGAAGCTTACATGCGTTCTGGAAACCTTCCAGCAAGATATGAAGCTATTAACTCACCATTCTTTAGCACAAAGCTAAAGGCGGGATCATCAGGAATTGTTGGATCTCCATTATCCCCAACAATGATTGTTATGTATGTTGATAGTGTTAAATTCTGGCCAGACCAAGGATTCTTGGTTATAAAAGACGACACCAATTTTGAAATTTGTTCTTATACAATTACTAATAGAGAATATAATGCAATTGCACAAGGATATCCTGTTAATATTAACAGAAGACAGCCAATGACCTCTTATCTACAGGGTCAGGCAGTTCAGCTATCAGGATCTTCTAGCAATGCAACATATCTTCCAGATAATACTATTACAAATGGAACTGGAACTGCACAAGTTTCTGTTCAAACAATTACAAATACCTGTGCTCCAGTAATTAGCCACTGGGGATCATCTGTTATCATGGACGGTAAGTTTGATGATGATAAGAACTTTATCTTTACCGCTGGTATGCAGAGATTCGTAAACGTTGCAGGTTCTGGTGAAGTTATTGCAAAGATTGCTTCAAAGTCTGCTACATCAGGTGTTGCAACAGTAACAACTGCTGCACCGCACCAGTTGCAGGTTGGATATCCAATTAGAATTTCTGACGTAAATACTTCAGCATCAATAACAAGTATTGTAAGAACTTCTGCATCTACAATAAGAGTTACAACTCAGGGTTCTCACAACTTTGTTCAAGACCAAAACGTAACTATATCAAATTCAGTTCTTTCTAGAAACCTTCAAAATGGACAGATTCAAACTACCGCAATAGTTGGTGTCTTGAACGGGATTAGAACAATATCTGCAGTGCCATCGTCAAACCAGTTCGATGTAATCCTTGCAGGTGTATATGGATACACTGCTCAGCCTCAAACAAATTCAAGCGCTGTAGAAAGTTCAACATTTAATGGAACATTTACAGTAAGCGCAGTAACAAGCAATACAATTCAGTACACGATACCATTTGGAACTACAATTCCAACAAGTATTGTTACCCCTCAAGGATCCGCTTCACAGAGCTTTGGTTCTTCAGCAATTGCAAGACCACTTCTTTCAATCAGAATTGCTCCTTCAGCAGATAATGGAATTGGAAGAAATTACGGTAAGAGAGAAACTCTTAACACTATGCAGCTAGCACTAAGTTCGCTTGGTATTCTTGCTCAGGGAGCATTCTTGATTCAGGGTATATATAACCCATCAGCTTTCCCTACTGGAGTAAACCTTCCAGGCGATTGGGAAACTATTAGAATCCCTGGTGGATCTCTAGCACAGGTTATCTACCATGATAATACTGGTAGAACAGGTTCTACTGTAACCAACCCTATAACAACAATCAGAGGTGGAGATCAGGCGTTTGCTTTCTACACCGACGGTACTGGTGGTACAAACTACTCAGCTACAACATTTGATTTGTCAAAGGTTAAGGATCTTGGAACATCAATTCTTTCTGGTGATGGAAACTTTAAAGCACCAGGATTCCCAAATGGTCCAGATATTTTAACAATCGTCGCAACAAACCTAGGATTAACATCTGGAGATATTTCAGCCCGTTTATCTTGGACAGAAGCTCAGGCATAAAAGGAGTATAAAATGGCAGTATCAGATGTCCCAATAATTGGCACGGCTACCAAAACTGGATCGACAACAGCAACAGTAGCATTTGCGGCACCACTTAATGATGGTGGCTCTACAATTACTAACTATACTGCCTTATCAACTCCTGGCAGTATAACTGCATCATCGGCAACATCTCCAATTACAGTCACAGGATTAAACCCTGGAACAGAATATACTTTTACTGTAACGGCTACAAATGGAGATGGCGTATCTGGTCCTTCTGCTCCAAGTAATAGCATTACAACAGATGCTGTTGTTCCTGATGCTCCAACTGTTGGAACAGCTACAAAAACTGGAACAACAACTGCAACTTTAGCATTTCTCCCACCAACTTCTAATGGTGGTAGGCCAGTTACTAGTTATACAGTAACTTCTCTTCCTGGTAGCATTACAGCTACTGGAACATCTTCTCCAGTTTCAATTACGGGACTGACTTCAGGAACACAATATACATTTACGGTAACAGCTACAAACTCTATTGGTACCTCTAGCCCCTCACAGGCAAGTAATGCTGTAACTACAGATTACGTAAATCCTAACAGCCCAGGTGCACCAACAATTGGAACTGCTGCAAAGACTGGTTCAACAACAGCAAATGTTCCATTCACAGCGCCAGCATCAGATGGCGGATATGCAATTACTACATACACTGCCATATCAACTCCTGGTGGTATTACTGGAACACTTTCTCAAGCAGGCAGCGGAACAGTTCCCGTTACTGGACTAACCCCTGGAACAGATTATACATTCGTAGTATTTGCAACAAACTCACAAGGCGCTGGTAGTAACTCATCTGCAAGTAATACAATTACAACAGATGCAGCAGCACCTAGCGCCCCTTTAAATCCTGTAGCTACTAAATTAAGCTCAACAACTGCAAGAGTTACGTTTAATGAGCCAGCTACAAGCAATGGAGCAGCAGTAACTACTTACACAGTTACATCAACTCCTGGAAATGTCACTGCCACTGGATCAGGATCTCCTATTACAGTTACAGGACTAACTGCTGCAACAGCCTATTCATTTACAGTAACAGCTACAAACTCCGCTGGCACATCTGTTGCCTCAGCGCCAAGTAATCAGATTGTTTCAGATGCCACAGTTCCTGGAGTACCAACTGTTGGTACAGCAGTAAAGCTAACATCAACATCAGCACGGATTCCATTTACGCCACCAGCTTCAAATGGTGGAGCAGCAATTTCTAACTACACAGTTACATCAACTCCTGGCAACATCGTTGCCTCATCAACAACATCACCTATTACTATTACAGGATTAACTCCTGCGACATCATACACATTTACCGTAAAGGCAACTAACTTTGTTGGAGACGGAAACGCTTCCGCTTCAAGTAACAGCATAACAACAGACGCAGCAGACGTATTTGCACCAGATGCCCCAACAATAGGAACAGCAACAAAAACAGGATCTACAACAGCAACTGCTGCGTTTACTGCTCCAGCTTCAAATGGTGGCGCAGCAATCATTGGATACATTGGTACATCAACCCCTGGTGGCATTATTGCTTCATCAACAACATCGCCAATGACTTTCACAGGATTAACTCCTGCTACACACTATACATTTAAGGTAAGAGCAGTTAACTCTGTTGGCACTGGACCTGAATCAGCTGCAAGTAATATTGTAAATACAGACAGTGCTCCTCCTGGACCACCAACTGTTGGAATTGCTTCAAAAACTGGAGCAACAACTGCAGTACTTGCATTTACTCCACCAACCGTAACTAACGGTCAGACAATTACTGGATACACTGTTTCATCAACCCCAATCGGTGGATCAGGTGCAGGAGCCACATCCCCAATACTTGTGACAGGTCTTACTCCAGCAACAGCCTACACCTTTAAGGTTAGAGCGATTACAAGCTCTTCTGAGGGTGAGCAATCAAATTCAAGTAATATTATTACAACTGACTTTGGAAGCTCAGCTAACTACGCTACATTGTCAAATCAAATTGAGACAATCAAGACAAAAATTAATGCTTTAACATCTACAAACTTAAATGCAGAGCAGATTTTGTATGTGTCAAAGTCTTTAGTTACTTTATCTGAGGCACTAGGCGTAGAAGATGTTGTTGAAGCCACCGCAAATGCAATTGAAAGAATTGATGATGCTGGAGCGGCAGCAATTACGCTTGTTAGCGGAACAGCTAATGGGGCAGCAGTTGCAAATCTAAGCAATAAGTATACTGCACTACAGGCAACATATGACAATATTAATCCTAGAGTAACCTCTCTTGAAGGAGTGATTACAAATCAAGAATCAAATATTGCATCAGCATCAGCCCTAGCAGTAAGCGCTGGATATAATCCATGGCAAATTTTAACAGCTAACAAGCTTCTAGTAAATAGAGATAGAGTTTTTGTTAACACACCAGCACTTGGCGGTGGAGTAGGTGGATTAACATTAACACTTCCAGCAGGACCTGCAATAGGACATGTTGTAGAGATAGTAGATATTTCTGGAAATGCATCAACAAACTTCTTTACTATAGCTAGAAATGGCGAAAGAATTCAAGGAGTAGAGGAAGACCTTATCTTCAACGTAAACAATAAGGCTATGAAATTAATATATTCAAATACTGCAAAAGGATGGAGAATCGCATAATGGCATCATTAGACACGCTTTTAACATTATCGTCAGGACTTAAAGCGTCCGAACTAGCAACTCTAGGAGTAACTGGAGCATCGCTAGGAATTACTCCAGCATCTCTTGGAGTGGTAGATGCAGAATCAAGAATGAATAGAGAAGTAACTGACGGCACACGTCGTCCTTACATGATCCCTACAATTACAACAGTAAATGAAAGAAACCAGTCATGGTGGCAAATTTGGTCATCTGGAGACCCATGGACAGGCTACTACAATTATTTAACTGGAACAACGCAGGCGGATTGCGAAAGAGCATTCTGGTTCTCTCTTGGAACAAATACTAGACAGAATACCGTAGGCTATGCTACAAGCTCATTTGACAACAATAGATTAATCTATGCAAAGAACTCTGTAGTAGGAAATGACGATGTTCATATTGCTCACGGAAGAAACTCCGCATACTCACCATTTAGACTAAGAACTATGTTCCTTAGAAATCATCATCCAACCCTACAAAAGACAGTATCGATGTGGGGAAGCTATTCAAATTACTGGGCATCTGGTCATGATGGCTCAGGAGTTTGTATTGGAACACCTAATACAAGCGGTAATTATAATACCGTTACTGATATTAGCTGGTCAGTTCCAGTAAATAGAACTGGTGGAAACTCATACTACCAGTGGTCATGGAACGTAACAATTCCAGCCAAGACAACTGTAGTTGTTGTACAAACTAATACAATGTACTACTGGCAGTCAGGGTATGTTCACTGGTACCTAGATCAAAATATGTTCTATGATTTGCATACTACATTTTCTGATTTCTGGATTCAGCCAGATCTTAAAATGACTCAAGCAGCACTTCAATATAATGATCAATTAAATGAATTTAACGTAAAAAGCTCCTGGCGCATTTGGGCCAGAACAGCAGAAATGTTTGGTAACCGATAATGTACTACATTAAATTTGACGCAAATAATATTCAAGAGCAGATGATTCTTTCCGAAGAAAATCCAGGTGCTGGATGGCACGGAGTCGGAGAAGATATTGATGGCAAGATGTTTAAATTAGTATCTGGAGCACCCATTGCTATGACAGACGAAGAGAAAGATGAATATTATCTTTCACTAAAAACTACATATTCATATGCTGCTCTAAGGGCAGATAGAAATGAAATGCTAATGAGATCAGACTGGACTCAATTACCAAATTCTGGTTTATCAGAAGCAAAAAGAGCAGAATGGGAAACCTATAGACAAGCGCTTAGGGACCTCCCAGAAACAATGACGGAAGACCTTGAATATACTCTTCCAGAGGTTCCAGCATAATGAATTTTATGATACAATATTCTAGAGGAGTAACAAAATGACAACACTTACCGCACAAATTGAGCTAGCAAAGACAAAGATCAATGCTTTGTCAGCAGCTACACTTACATCACAAGACATCGTATTCTTGGCTAAATCCCTTGAGTCCCTTGGATCACTCCTAGGAGTTAATGACATTGTGGCAGTAACAAATACAAAAATTTCAGAGATAACAAATGCATCTAGCGGACAGGTTCAAACAATTACTAATGCTGGGTCTTCTCAGGTAAATGCTGTGGTTACTTCTGGAAATCAACAAATCGCATTAGTACAATCAGCAGTAGATAACTACAATCTATTCGTAAACATGGGAGTAATATAAAATGGCACAAATTAGTTTACCAGCAAGAATATTCGGTGGAACAGTTCCAGTAACTGAATCTCAGGTGTATACAGTTCCAGCGGGAGAGACAGATGTAATTACATCTATTACCCTATGTAACACTACCGATGTTGCACAACAGTCAAGCGCAAAGTTTGCAGGAATTTTCTTTTACAAGAACATTGACCTAGCACCTCGTCAGATCACAGTTATAGATGTTAAGCAGGTTCTAAATGCAGGAGATGCAATTATTCTCAGTGCAGGTTTAGCAAACTCTGTTAACGTCTTTATCTCTGGCGTCAAAATAACAACAATTTAATTAAAAATATTTAGGAGAAATAAAAAATGGCAGTTGCAAATACAGTTACGCAAATTGTTCTACCTGGCATAGACAAGGTAGTTCAAGATCAGACCACGGCAGCACTGGCTTCAAACCCAACAGTCGCAGCGATCATATCAAATCTTGCACAGTCTGGAAGCACAGCGCAACTAAATGCAGCAATTGCAAACGCAAATGCCGTAGTTACAGAGCTTCCTTCTGTAAACGCTCTGCCTACATTTGCAACGTATTCATGCCGAGACAACAGACCGTTTTGGAATATTTACAACAGTAGATTCAGACCAATCGATGCAGGAAGCCAACACACTGACTCAGAACTTTGGGCACCATGGGCTGGATGGAACTATACAAACTCACTTATTGGCTCAAGCACAGTAACCACATCTTGGAGTCAAGCAACACCATTTCAGCAGGCAGACGGACACTGGATGATGAGACTTATGGCGGGTAACAGAACTTATACCGCAGTAAATCCTGATGTTATGCAGTCATACATGCCTTACTTTGGAGTTGTTATTGGAAAGCGTGGAATCAGACAGAACTTCTCTTTATTTAGCTCAAACAACACATTAAGAATTATGGAACGTGGAATTGCTGAAGGATATTACGAAACTATAAATCTTAACCAATCAATATATTCTACATGGACTGGACAGGGAGTAACCTATGGTTCAGCTGGCTACAACGATAGAACTAGAACGCTTGTAGTTATTCAAACAATAGATGCAAATAATAACTACAGAATGCACATCTGGAAGAACGAAGGAACAGATAGATCTTTAAATAGCGACAATTACTACCCAGGAACACTGGCTGCTTTCTTAAGAGAAGCAAAAACAGGCCTACTTGATGCAGGTCAAGGCGCTGGAGCGGTTAGCTATGCATTTAGAGATTTCCAGTGGCAAGCAAGCAACTCTCAGAGCTATGATGAATCAAGATATCGTATGCGTGTGGTAGTTGGAGATAATGGAATTATTGGAATGGCAAGAATGGTTCCTTCAAATCAAAGTCAATATGCAACATATAATCCAGCAACTTCACAACTGGTAACATCTTTTAATGCAATTGGACTTACAACTTCATATGGTATTGAGCAGGGTCAAAGATACGGAATGAGACATCAAATATCTTGGGACAATAACTGGGTGGCAGCGTATAACTGCTACTACTACTATGGCTCAGGCATGAATGTTTATTTCATTGATACAAGAGATCCTAGAAATTACTTTATTGGCCAACATGGAACTACAAGCCACGGATGCCAAATAGTTCCTTACCAAGAAGATAAATTCTTGTTTAACGATTCTACTCACAACGTTGACAACAACTACGGGCTAAGACTCTTTATTCAGGAGCCGCAAGCGGCGCTAGAAGGAAGAACTACGTCTTCAACTATAGCTAATGGTGGTAACTTAGGTTTAGTAAACAATCCACAGTGGGGTCTGTTTGATACAGACTACACAAGCACAAATTACCCAGGGCTCCAATCAATGGCGCACTGGACAAGAAGAGTATAAGGGGAAAAAAATGAAATTTAATTACTATGATGGAGTCGCATCCTTCAATGAAAACGGCGAATACGAGACAGACATTGTCACATCTTTGCCACATAGACTATCAGTTGTTGACGGAGTTGTTGTTGACAAATATCCAGGAATGACAGATAATGAAGTAAGGATTGCAGACCACGAAGCAGCACTTGAGCGTTTAGCACAAGATAGAGCTGAGTGGGATGAGTTGGATGACGAAATTAAAGCAAAAGTAGAGCGCCCAGCAGATTTGCCTGAGCTAGATCTACCAGAAGAGGAATAAAATGCCAATTACACAGACCCCTAATTCAGTAGTACCAGCACTTTGGACTTACACATATCTCCAGGCTCCAATCAATGGACAAGGAAAGCCATATTTTAATATCCCAGCTCAGTTTGTTGATCTAGGAACCAAGTCAAGCGGAACCCTTACCCTAGACTTAGCGGCTTCAAATGTTTTTAGAGTAATTGCTGGAGGTAACTTTACAGTAGCCTTTTCAAACATTGCAAATACAGCAAGCGTAGCACAATTCTGGCAGATGGAAATAAAGTCTGGCGGAAGCTATACTATCAACTGGCCAGCAGGAATTGTATGGGATGGTGGCGGTGCTTCAAACATTCAGCCAGTACTATCACTAGATACAACAGTTTTAAATTTTTACACTAGAAATAATGGAACAACAATCTTCGGATCATACGCATTCTCAGATTTGAAAATCTAACATAAATAGGAGAACAAAGTGGCAATATCAACAATAGCATCAAACAGTACCTCGGTAGCATTACCAGACTTAGACGTATCGGTTTTTAGCAATCTAAATGCTGGATTGAACACAAGCCCTCAGATGCTGTCTATCCTACTGTCATCTACAGCAGCAGTTAGCTTAAGCGCTTCTATTGCACAGGTAGACTTAATTGATGATAATATTAAAAATAATGCTGTTACAAAAAACCCACCACTTCCTACATGGGCTACCTATACAAATAGATCTAACGAGCCAGCATTTGTTACTTACGGCAGCAACATGCAGCCTATGTTTGGCGGATACTTAAGAGATGATACAGAAGGTCAAGACTGGCCTGATAGAGGTGCAAGATATACAAATACATCTCAAGGATCTAGAAGCACTGGACACTCTTCAGTAAAAGGAACTAACTTCCAGCAAGATGAAGGTAACTGGCTTGTACGTCTACCAGGACACGCCCCTGCTTCAGGTTCTGACGGTCAATTCTCACACTCAGTTTGGTACAACATGGTTAATGAGTACTGGCCATTCTTTGGAACAATGATTCAAAAATCAGGAGTTCGTCCAAGAAATTCAATTTATTACAGAAACAACAACTTAGGAATATATCCTAGAAGCGGAGTTTCTCCACTAGAGCATGTTCCTATGAGCAGCACATACGCATCATGGACCAACACTAATACTGGATACACAGCTATTTCTTACAACGTTAGAACTAATACTCTAGCAGTTTTAGAGCCTAGAGATAACTCAAACAACTACAGACTTCATGTATGGAAAAACGCAAACCCTAATAGAGATTTAGATTCAGAAAACTATACAGCTGGAACTATGCACAGATTTTTGTTAGAAGCAAAAACTGCGGGAACACCAACAGCATTGACACAAACAGCTTATTACTACTACAACGATTTTCAGTGGCAAGCTAGCTCATCTCAAAACTATGATGAGTCAAGAAGAAAAGCATACATTGTTATGGGAGATAACAACCTTGTTGGAATAGCAAGATTTGTTCCTTCAAACATAACTCACTATGCAACATTCCAGCCTAACTTTGCTACAACTTCTGGAACCCTAACTACCTTGAATGGTATTGGAAATACAACATCATACGGAATTGAGCAAGGCACTTACTTCGGTATGCGCTACATGCAGACTTGGGACAATAACTGGTTTGCAGCTTATGCGCCATATTACTACTATCAGTCAGGATTCAACTGTATTTGGTTTAACTCGCAAGACCCTTCAAAGTATTACATTTCACAATGGGGAAGCACCGACTGGGGAGCACAAATTGTTCCTTTCAAGAAGGATAAATTCCTTTTCCACGCAGGATCTTCTAACAACGACGGAAACGTAGGTATGAGACTATACGTTGTTGATTTAGGTGGACTTCTAAAATATGGACGGGACTCTGACGGAACAGCGCAGGCGAATGGTTCAAACATCAGCCTTTTCAAGTCAACCTTCACATACTCATTTGATACAAGATATCAGTCTACAAATTATCCACTGATTGTTCCAATGGCTGAATGGACACACGGCTAAAATGTATTATGCGATACTTGACGGAGAAACTGTAAAGAGATCTGGAACACTAAACACTTTATTTCCAAATTCCTCTTTTCCACTTTCAGGTCCTAATGACGACTTTAAAGAAGAGAATGATCTAGTTGAGGTTTTAGAATATTTAGAGCATGACTCAGAAACACAGAAAATGATATTCTGCGACCCATACTTTTTAGATGGATCTGTTTATAGAGTTGAGCTTGTAGATTTTACTTCAGAAGAGCTAGAATCAAATCTGGCTGGTATTGAAGAATTTGAATCCTTACAGGGGGAATAATGTTAGTAAACCAGAGATCAGTATTTAAGAGATCAAGATACAGCCAGTTTGGCTTACAGCTATGGCTAGACGGCACAGCTGTTGATAACTTTGAAGTAACTCCTGTTACAAACAAATGCTTCCTAGCAAAAGAAAGATCTCAGTATCTAAGAAATTTTGTGCAGGCAACTCCAGCAAATCAGCCTACTTACGTAATAGCAGCAATTAACTCATTGCCAGCACTAAGATTTGATGGCGTAAACCAATTCATGACATTCTCAGACCCTACACTATCATGGCTTGCAAATACATCTTTTACATTTTTTTATGTTGCAACCAAAACAGCAAAGACTGGCAGCTCATTTGTTATCGGAGGACAAGGAGTGGCAACAAGATCTAACCTAGCTTTTGGTTATACTATTCCTACTTCATCCAGAGCTGTTTTTGGAAATGATGATATCAATGCTATTGTTCCAGCGGTAACTCCTGGACAACCAGAGCTTTATGCTATAAGATACGATAACACAAATAATAGAAGAGAAGTTAGAAGAAACGGTGTAACTGTAGCCCTTGGAGCCTCAGACGGAGCCCCATCTAACATGACAGGGCAGACAATCGGACGATACCTTTCTACATACGGACAGTTTGACCTAGGCGAAATACTTATTTACAACAGAGCAATAAGTGATTATGAAATGGGTCAGGTTGAAAGAGACCTTATTTCTAAGTGGACAATCGTCTAAGGATAAAAAATGGCATATGAACCCCAAAGATTTGTTGGCCCTTTAATACTAACTCAATTAGCAACTACCCCACTAGAGACCTTTGCTAACAAAGCAATTATAAAAAACATTATTGTTTCAAACATTTATAATGGAACATTAAAGTATTCTATCTATGTAGCCCCTGCTGGTGAAGACGCTCAAAATTATAACAAGGTTTTCCCAGACATGACAGCCCCAGAAAAATCTATTATCTCTCACGATGTTACAATAGTAGTAAATCCAGGAGACAGAATATTTGCTCAGGCTAGCATTCCAGGCGGTATCCTTCTTACCATTTCTGGCGTAGAAGTCATTCCTTAAACACTTCTTTGTAAGTGTAGTATAATATAATTATGAGTTATGAACTGAAGGTAATCAAAGATTATCCGATTGGCTTTTGGCCTCTGGATGAGTCTTCGGGTACCACTGCCGCAGATATCTCTGGATGTGGAAATAACGCTACTTATGTAGGGTCTCCTGCATCTAATATGCTGCCAATTATTCCAGGCGGCGGGTCAGGAACAAAGATAACCAATACTGCTTATATAACAGTACCAACATCAAAAGACTTCTATGGTTCATCTGTTTCAAATGGGCTAGGCAACAAATATTCTTCAGACAATGACTTTACATTAGAGCTATGGGTAAGTCCATCTATTCAGTCATCTAACCTAACAACCTTATTTGCAGACACTACAGATAAAATTGGTTTGTATTGGGAAAAGGGAGATGTCGTATTTAAGGTTACCGACACAGAACAAATTAGGTGGGCTACAACTTATACCAAAAAGGCAATGCATATTGTAGGCATATATTCCGTAAGCTCTATTTCTTTATATATCGACGGAACTCAAGTAGCAAATAAAACCATAGACTCTAATTTTAAATTTACAAATACATCGCTAGATCTACAGATAGGACCAACTTCAGATGCGGGAGACTACCTTGTAGTAGATGCTCCAGCAGTTTATCGATATGGACTAAACGAGGCATCTATTAAAAGACATTATAACGATGCTAATTATTACATTCAGCCAATACATGTTGTTAACCCAGAAGAAGGAGTTTTATTTTCTTGCTCTGACAGAACAAATAGAATAGATTTTAGTTACACCTATGGGGTCGATACCGAATGGGATAGCCTTATAGATTCAAATACTTATTATGACGACAAAGGAAAGTATATTGGATTTATCCCAACCTCTACCCCCCAATCAAAATCATATGTAATTGATGACTTTATTTTCATTCCAATGGAGTCAGGTTTTGTAAATTCTAAAATTGAATGGCGTAATGAATTAGGTATATCCGTTCAGACTAGCACTGATGGGGTAAGCTACCTAAACTGTGTAAATGGAGAAGCGGTGCCTCAGTATAGAAAGGGAAACTTTAATACAAGCGGTCTTCTATATATTAAAATAACTATGTCTACCACAGACGCCAGCAAGTTCTTGCCAAGATTATCGTTTTTTTCAATTAAGTTTTATAGCCAGTCTAAAATTTATGCTGATAATTTTAATAGTTATATTGAATCTAGCAATCAATTTGCCATAGGGTCCTTAAACTACTCTCCCCTGATGAGACATTATAATAATGGGATTAGGCCAAATTCAGGATATGGATTTGATATAAGTCCTAATTCAATTATAAATACAGTAGAGATGTTTTTTACTCCTAAAACAAATGGAGCCAATACTTTATTCTATGATCCAATAACTGGCACCAAGTATGCCTGGAATGGGTCTGGCGTGGTCTCTAAGGCCTCTATAAGCAAAGTTTATATCAATGGGGTAGATAAGACCTCACAGACCAATATAAGCAATTTCCTGGTCGCTGGAGAGCCTCACCACGTAGTTCTTGTATTTGATGGGGCTGTAAATGGACCCATTCAGTTTAATTATGAAAATACAGGCGGCCCAGATAATTTATACAACAACATATCGCTATATAATAGAGAGCTTACTCAGTCAGACGTTACTACCCATTTTGATTTATATTGCGGAAGACCTGCTTCTACAATAATAGATCCAGTAATGAGCCTGACAGAATTGCCTGCTGAATACTATGACAATGACTGGGTTGTGGTTCAAAGCGTATAAATTTGTCACATTGAGTGACAAAAAGCTGGACTTAGACAGTAAATAATGGTAAAATAAAACTTATGGAAATGAATAACATACGTCGTCAAGTAATAGAAGAATCACCACTTGGGATATATGTGTGGGAAATGCCTGATGGCAGATGGATTGGAGATGACGATGGGAACTTTCTTTCAGTCACGGCCAAAAAAGGAAATAGATCCCTCATCGATGCTTTGGCTAGAGAAGTTCGCTCATATGGCATATATGAAGGCGGGCCTAAGTTTCTTTCCGCTAGGCGCAAAATTAACGACGAAGAATTTGCAGAACAAAAGCAAAGACTTGAATGGGGACTAGTTCCAGATCCATTTGATATTGGAAACTATAAAGACGAAATTAAAAAGTTAGGTAAATTGAAATGACAAAGTATGTAGAAGATGATGACTCTCAGGATATTGTAGTTTCAAACGTAGCGGACTGGATGAAGTTTAATACTCCAAGAGAAGAAACAACTACAGATTTATTTAAAGTAAGTGGAGAAGAGCTTACAAAGATTTCAGGGCTTAGCCCAGCATTTCGTCGCAAGATGAATAGAGACCTTCAAAAAAGATTCCAGGGTATTGATGGAACAGAAACTCAGCAGAACTTATTGCAGCAAGCAGTTACTGGCTACGCAATGTTTGATCTTGTTGAGCCTCCATACAACCTAGACTACCTATCAACTATTTACGAAATTTCCCCATACAACTATTCAGCAATTAATGCTAAGGTTTCAAATATTGTGGGTCTTGGACACGACTTTATTGAAACACGTAAGACGCAAGAAGCTTTTGATAATATTACAGATGATAAGTCATTAGAACGTGCCCGTCGTAAATTAAATCGTCTTCGCCAAGATCTTTATGACTGGCTAGAAGAATGTAATGAAGAAGAAACATTTACTGAAACTTTAATTAAGGCTTACACAGATGTTGAAGCAACAGGCAATGGCTACATTGAAATCGGAAGAACGTCAGCAGGTAAGATTGGATATATTGGACATATCCCAGCAAAGACAATGCGTGTGCGCCGCCTACGTGATGGCTTTATTCAATTGCTTTATGGCAAGGCAGTTTTCTTCCGCACATTTGGAGATCAAGAAACAGAGAATCCAATTGCAGGCGGGCTAGATAGACCGAATGAAATTATTCACCTAAAGAAGTATACGCCTACAAATAACTATTACGGTATCCCAGACATTGTGGCCTCATCAAATGCTATGGCAGGAAATGAATTTGCTGGAAAGTATAACCTAGATTACTTTGAAAACAAAGCAGTCCCTCGCTATATTATTACAGTAAAAGGAGCAAAGCTTTCTACGGAGTCTGAGCGTAAGCTACTTGAGTTTTTCCAGGTTGGGTTAAGAGGAAAGAATCACAGATCCCTTTATATTCCGCTTCCACCAGATTCCCCAGATTCTAAAACTGAATTTAAGATGGAGCCAATTGAGGCAGGAACTCAAGAGTCTTCATTTAACGTATATCGTAAATCAAATAGAGACGAAATCCTTCTATCCCACCGTGTGCCAATTAATAAAATTGGAACCCCAGAAGGAGTTAACTTGGCGGTGGCAAGAGATGCCGATAAGACATTTAGAGAGCAAGTATGTCGTCCAGCACAAATGAATTTGGAAAAGAAATTAAATAAGATCATTGAAGAGATGACAGATGCCCTTATTCTTAAATTTAATGAGCTTACCCTGACAGATGAAGACACTCAATCTAAAATTGATGAGCGTTATTTAAGAATGCAGGTAGTGACTCCTAATGAAATAAGAATTAGAATGGGCATGGTTCCACTTGAGGGTGGAGATAAAGTTGTTGAATTAAAGCCACAGGCACAGGCAGAGACCAGAGCACAGGCAGGCAAAACCAGAACTAGAGATTCTGAAAGGTCTGCAAATTCCCCCGATATTTCTGGAGAGGGAAGAAATGCTCAAGGAGATGGAAGACAAGTCGACTAACCCTGCTCAACCATTATTTGCCTTATATACGATAACGTTATAAAATTAAGCATATGAACATTGAAAAATCCTTATGGTCTTCCAATGGCGATCAGATAGTTTTATCGGTCCCATTTACAAAAGTCAACCGTGAAAAGCGTACTGTCTCGGGCTTTGCAACACTAGACAACGTTGATCAGACAGGTGACGTAGTTACCATGGAAGCAAGCATTAAAGCTTTTGAAAATTTCCGTGGAAACATTCGTGAGATGCACAGCTCAAACGCAGTAGGCAAAATGATTTCATTTAAGCCAGAAACATACTATGATGCAAAGTCACAAGAATTTTACAACGGAGTTTATGTAGATGCATATGTTTCAAAAGGCGCTCAGGATACCTGGGAAAAAGTTCTAGACGGAACACTAACAGGATTTTCAATCGGCGGAAAGATCATTGAATCAGACAACGAAGTTAACAAGTCAACTGGCAAGACTACAAGATTTATCAAAGATTACTCATTGATGGAACTTTCAATTGTCGACTCTCCAGCAAACGAACTTTGCAACATCTTGTCTATATCTAAGATGAATGGCGAACTAATATTTAAAGGAATAGCAACTGAGGTTAAAGCAGAAAACATTTTTTATTGTGCAGACTCAGACTCAGTATTTATTTCAACAGAAGCATCATACGATTCCCCAGTTACAGGAAAACCTGCAACACTAATTGGATGGGTAGAGTCAAACGATGTTAACAAAGCAAAAGAAATAAACAAGATTCTTGATTTACATAAAAAATCAAGATTGTCCACGCCTGAAACACAAATTGCAAAACAGGCAGACATAGAAGGAGGTAATGAAGTGTCAGAGAATACAGAAAACACAACAGTCGAAGAGACTGTAGTAGCAGAAGCACCAGTTGTTGCTGAAGAAGCACCAGCAGTTGAAGAAGCACCAGTAGAAGACGCTCCTGCCGAAACTCTAGAAAAAGCAGCCGATGTATCAGAAGTTATGGTTGATGAACCTGATTTTGCTAAAATGCTTGGCGACCTTAAGGGATTTTTCTCAGAGACATTGAATAAAGCTACAGAAGCAAATGCAGTACAGGTTTCAACAATTAAAGATACAGTTGAAGCGTTCAGCAAGAGCGTAGATAGCCGAATTTCAGAGTTGGCAGAACAACACACAGCACTCTCAACTGCTGTTGAAAATATCAAGAACACGATTGATGGTGTACAGAAGCGTGTCGATGCAGTAGAATCAGAGACTGCAATTAAGAAGTCCTCTGACCTTGGCGGGTCTCAGGAAGTAATGATCAAAAAATCAAAGTGGAACGGTTCTTTCCTTGGTTCCGTGAACGAAATTTTTAACTAAAATAAAGGTAGGTGAAAATATAAAATGAGTAATGAAAACTTAGAAAAAGCTATCGCTGCAGGTACAACTGCAACAGGTACTTTTGCAGGAGTTACAGGTGTCGGCGGTCAGCATAAAGCTGGCGAGTCAGGCAATGCTGGTCTCCTAAACGCAGAACAATCAGCTCGCTTCCTGGACTACATGTTCGACGCTACCGTAATTGGTAAGGTCGCCCGTACAGTTCGTATGAAGGCAGACACATCTGAGATTGATCGTATGTCCGTTGGTGAGAAGCTTATGAAGCTTGCAACCGAAGGTGACAATACAGCCGTAAATGGCGCAGTAACTTTCTCAAAAATCTCTTTGACAACAAAGAAACTCCGCATGGATTGGGAGCTTTCAACAGAGTCTCTAGAAGATAACATCGAAGGTGCAGATCTTGAAGATCATATTGCACGTTTGATGGCAACACAGGCAGGTAATGACATTGAAGATGTAATCCTCAATGGAGATACTGCACTAACAGGCGATGCCCTATACAAGTCATTTGATGGCGTTGTAAAGAAGGCAAAGGCTAATGCACACGTAGTAGATGCTCTTGGAGCAGGCGTAAGCCGTGAGTTGTTTAACAAGGCACTCAAGGCAATGCCACGTAAGTACAAGCAACGTCGTGCAGACCTTCGCTTCCTAGCAGGATCAAACCTGATTCAGGATTTCCTATATGCTAACAGCATTGGAACAAACCAAACAATTCCACAAGATATCGCATCAAGCGTAATCCGTGGTGGAACTGCACCTCTAGGTGGACCAGCAGGATATGTGGCACCATTCGCATTCGGTATTCCGATTGTTGAAGTACCACTTCTTAATGAGACACAGACAGGTTCATACACATCTCCATCAGGAGTACACGGCGACGTCCACTTGACATTCCCAAATAACGTAGTTATTGGTATCAAGCGTGATGTAACAGTTTACCGCTTCTTCGAGCCACGTAAGGACTCAATCGAGTACACATTGTATACTCGTGTTGGCGTTCAAATCGAGCAGGCAGACGCCTGGGTAGTTGTTCGCAACGTTAAGGTTGCTTCCTAATTAATTAGGATTTAACCAGCTGGAAAGGCCCCCAATTAATTTTGGGGGCTTTTCATTTTAATTTAACAATGCTATAATTGCTTTAAGTAGAAATAGGAGATTTGCATGTCATTTGAGACATTAAAGATATCAGAGCTAAAAAAGATTGCAGAAGACTTTGCAGTCGATGCCGACGGCCTAAAGACTAAAGCCGACATTGTTGCCGCTCTTGCAGAAGAGGGCGTTACTTGGTCTGTATATAACAGCACTATTAAAAAGATAGAAGAAGAGTCAGAAGATATGTCAGTAGAAATATTGCCAAAGTTTGATCCAAAAGCAGCACAGCCAGAAAACACAGTATTAGTAAGAATGACAAGAGAGAACTTTAGATTTGATATTATGGGAGTCACCTTCACAAAAGAACACCCATTCGTAGCAGTATCTGAAGATGTAGCACAAGAAATTTTTGATAAGGAGGAGGGCTTTAGATTAGCGTCTCCCAGAGAAGTACAGGAGTACTACAGTTAATCTAAGCCTATAAAATGGCAGAGATATTAATTAATTCACAATCACCGATTGTCCATCAGATCTTTTGGAATGGTGACATTGCAGTTGCTGACGCTTTACCTGTTGTAAAAATATATGACGTAACGCTAGATGCAAGAGTTAGCCCTGCCGTACTCCCAACAACCGTACTTGCAACAATAACCTCTACACTAGACGAAAATAATCCTGGAACGTATGTGGTTAACGTGCCCTATGCTCTTACAAATAGAAACAAAACATTAAAGGTAAATTGGGAATACTCCGTAGGAGGGGTGGCGGTAGTAAGATCAGATGATGTACAGGTAGTAACTCCATACATAGACTTCAACTATATTCAAGATCTTGGATATAGCACAGATTCTTCAGACCCGTCATATAAGTCTTACAAAGAATTAATTAGAGCAGAAAGATATGCTCGTAAACAAATAGAAGAATATACAGGTCAGAAGTTTTATCTCTATGACGAGACTTTGACGGTATATGGGTATGAGTATGATACTCTTCCATTGCCAGCTAAAATTTATCAACTTCACACATTGTCTGTAAACGACATACTTCTCAGAGACAATATTAATAATATTGATAATTGGAACTTCCCAGTTCAAATTTCTGAGAGCGGATATTCAATTAGAATCAATAGAGCAGGAATGGTAGACAATACCGTATATACTGCTAACGGAATGGTTCCTCCAAGTATTCACGATTATTCAGGAGTGTTTCACTCTGGAGTTCCTTACAAAGTATTTGCAAGATTTGGCTGGGAGAAAGTTCCTGAGAACGTAGAATTAGCAACAGCTGAATTGATGAAAGATTATTTTTCTAAGGATACTATCTGGCGCAACAAGTACGTAAAGTCTATATCTACATTCGATTGGGATTTTGAGTACACTGGAGATGCCTACACTGGCACAGGAAACGCCCTAGCAGATAATCTTTTAGCCGACTATGTCTTAACAATTAAAGCAGAGATTATATAATGAGTAGCATCGTAGACTCTGTCTTGTCTATGAATTTAGATGTTTATAGACAGTTTGAAACTCAGGATCCAGATACTGGAGCAATCGTAAAAGAGTGGAATTACTATAAAACAATTGCATGTCACGCAAAGGGTGTAATTAGCAACTCTGCAACTACCAGATCTAGCGATAAACAAATTTTTTCAAATAAGTATTTAAATGATCAAGTTATTCAAGTAAGAACTTCTGAAAAATTAACAATCAGAGAAAAGGTAACTAACGTAAGAGATGTCGAGGGGAATACAATTTGGAATGAAATTAACTATCCAAACGAGACCCCAACAGTATTTGAAGTAATGGGAACAACACCAATAACAGATCCATTTGGAAGAGTGATTGCTTATAACTCATCCCTAAAGAGATCGGAGAATCAGCAAATTGGACAATAGCGGAATGCTGATTCAAGCAGCAAGCGGACTTGAAAGAATGATGTACTCTAATCAAAACGGACCATTAAAAGATAGTACAGTAGCTCAAATATCAGCATACGTATATTATGAGGCAGCAGTTATATCTAAGCTAACCACCAATAGAGCATTTCAAAATTCATTTGGCAAGCTAATGTTTGATCAGATAAATCTTGATTTTGGAAACTATATAGATGCATTGGCTAGAAGTAAGCCTAAGTCATTACACCACGTTTACGAATGGAAGAAGACGGGCAACAAGTCAGCCAGACTATTTAAATTAAACAAGGGCGTACAGGTAGGATTATCATTTAGCATCAACTATCAGTTTTTGCCATCCAGAACAATAGTCCCATCATCCAATGGTAAAAGAAGACATATGTTTATTGGCAAGGCTTCAGTCATGGAAAGAGGAGAGCCTTTGGTAATTAGGCCAAAGAACGCAGAGCGACTTGTTTTTGAGATAGATGGCGAAACGGTATTTATGCCAAAAGGAGCTTCGGTTACAGTTAAAAGACCTGGAGGCTCAGCGGCACGTAATCAATTTACACTAGCTCATTCAAGATTTTTTAGTGGCAATTTAATAAATGATTCAATCAAAAGATCTGGCTTTCAAAGACTATTCAACTCAAGCATAACAAAAGCACTAGGAGTACCATCAAACATTAAAAGAGTTCAGTATTCATTTTCAGCAAATACTATTAGATCTCAGGCTGACGAAGCCTTGACCCTAGCATTCGGAGGTGCAATGTGACGGCTAACTACAAGTTGGATGCAATGCTAGAATTAAGAAAGTATCTATGGGAAGAGTTATCCAGCAGAGAGATATTTGACGCAGATGATTACTGGAGCGATAACCTAAACGAGAATATTGTCCCAATTATTCCAGTTCAGCAGGCTCCAGAATTAAATCAATTTATGAGCGGAAAGAAGCATATTGTCTATGACAAGATCGGGATGTCCTACGATGATAACTGGCTAATATGCTGTGAGCAGATTCTGTTTACCGTATATTCAACTGCGGTGGCAGAGATAAATGAGATTAGAAATTACATGACAGATGAGTTTAGAAGAATGGACGAGTCGGCTAGAGATATAAACAGATGGGCAGGACTTTCAGATAAGTTTAAATTCCATAGCGTACATATAGCCGACATATCCCCAACGGCGCCATCTGAAGAGCTTCAGGGATTCTTCTCTTCTGAGATTATCCTAGAGATAAAGTACTCAAGAGACACAGATACAAATGGGGCTTCAAGCACACTGGGCAGATTCCTCTAAGGTTTGCGTTTTTACCCATACTAATATAAACTTGGCTTAAGAGGAAAGAAGCCTAGCCAGCTTGAATTTAAGATTTAAATATATATATATTGAAATATAGGAGGAAAAAAACTATGGCACAATCCGTAGGTAATGCTAGAAATATTCTAGTCGGTGCATCACCACTGTTCTTGTCAACTATTGACGTTAACGACGCTGATTACATCGAAAACGCAGAAGCAGGCGTTGCTATTGCAGCAGGCACTAAGACTGTCGGCGTACCAGCATTTGCATCAGGCGTATCATACGCTAACACACTAAATGCCGTCGATCAGACAGCAGGAAAGTTTGGATACCGTAACGTTGGTTTTACTAACAATGGTCTTCAAATCACATACAACCCAACATTCGACTCAGTAACTGTAGATCAGTTGCTTGATACAGCTAAGCTGTTCAAGTCAGCGATGGAAGTTATGATTGCAACAGAAATGTCAGAAGGTACTCTTGAGAACATTGCAACAGTATTCGGACAACCAGCATCAACTCTTTCAGACAATGGTTTGGCTGGGGCACAAAATAAGAAGGAACTCGGTCTTGAGGCAGGTGCACTTGGTGCAGCTCCAACAGAGCGTCAGTTAATTGCAGTTGGACTAGCTCCAACAGCATCTTCAACAGCATCAGAGCGTGTATACTATGCTCGTAGAGTATTGTCTGTACAACAGTCACAATTCTCACTTGCTCGTACAACACCAACAACATTCCCAGTAACTTTCCGTTTACTCCCAGATGCTAGCTACGCTGGCTCAGAGTACGGCAAGATTATTGACCGTGTTCTAGTAGCATAATAAATTTAATTTATTAACTATACTACAGAGGCCCCTAAGAAATTAGGGGCTTTTGTGGTTGTATTAGGATATTTCTTTTAGTATAATGTTTATGAGTAGATCCTAGGAGGACCTAAATTGGCAACAACAGTATATAGCGTAGAAGAGGTACAGCTTCAAAACGGTCAGACCGTAAAGCTAAAGCCACTATCAATAGCAGAGCTTCGTAAGTTTATGCTAGCAGTTAAGAGAACAGCAGAATCAGAAACAGAAGATGAGACCCTAAACATCTTGATCGATGCCTGTGCAATTGCAATAGAAAGACAACTTCCAGAACTAGTAGCAGATAGAGAAGCATTTGAGAACGCCTTAGATGTTCCAACTATGAATCGCATCCTAGAAGTTTGCGGAGGGATTAAGCTTGACGACCCAAACCTACTAGCGGCAGCGGTTCTGGCTGGTCAGAACTAGACTTAGCCGCTTTAGAGGGGGAAGTTTTTTTACTAGGACATTGGAAGAATTACCAGGAACTAGAAGAAAATCTTTCAATGCCAGAACTTGTAAATACTTTAAAGGCTTTAAAGAAAAAGGATTACGACAGTAAAAAGTTTCAGGCTTCTTTAGCTGGAGTAGATATAGGCGAATACGAAGAAGAAAAGAAAACTTCTAGTTTCGACGAGATACAGTTGAGAGCTGCAGGCATAACTGCTAGCGCAGACGATGTTGTATCACTTCAAGGAAGATTCGCAGCAGATGCTGGTTTCGGAATTGGAGCAGGACTAGGATACGTTAAGGAGTAATCTGAATACAAATGGCTGACGAAACAATCAGTACCAAGATAGTCGCTAATGCCGACTTTTCAGGTCTTATCGCCGATGTGCATAAGGTTACAGCCAGCCTATCAAAACTTCAGGAAAAATTAGCTAGCTCTAATAAGATGATGGCAAATCAAATTGCCGTCATGAACAGATCATTTTCTGACACACTAAGAAGTACAGGTCAGTTCTCCACACACTTTGTAAGTTTAACTTCAGATGTAGAAAAGTTTGGAAAAAATCTAGATAGCGGAAAGTTAAAGTTAAATCAATACTTTAATGCTTTTAGAGATCAGACTAAAACATCTGGTGGTCTTATTAGAGATCTAGCAAAACAACAGGTAGCATTACAAAACTCAGTTCTTCAGCCACTTGGAAGAAATGCACAAGGTCTTATGCAGTTCAATGTTCAGGTTCCAAGAGGACTTGATACAGTAAAGAACGCTGCAGCGCTAGCAAGAACAGAACTTCAAATTATGAATAAGGTTGTCCAGGATGGTGCTGGTCAGATTATTAACTTTGGTAAAAATACTCAGTGGACAGGTCGTCAGTTAACAGTCGGACTTACCGTACCGCTAGTAGCATTTGGCAACGCCGCTGCAAAAGCTTTTAGAGAAGCAGATCAAGAATTAGTAAGATTAACAAAGGTTTACGGTGATGTTGCAGGAACTTCTGCAGTAGAGCTTGGCAAAGTAAGAGATGATGTTGTTCAGACATCAAAAGAAATTTCACAGGCTATGGGAGTTTCCTTTAAAGAAACAATTGCATTAGCGGCAGATATTGCAGCAACTGGAAAAACTGGAGACGATCTTTTAGGATCAGTAAGGGAAACAACCAGGCTAGCAGTGCTTGGTGAAGTAGACCGTCAAGAAGCAATGAAAGCAACACTCGCTATTCAATCAGCTTTTAAGCAAAATACAGATGAGCTTTCAGAATCTATTAACTTCCTTAACGCAGTTGAAAACCAAACTTCAACAACTCTAAATGACCTCGTAGAAGCTATTCCAAAAGCAGGTCCAGTTATTCAAGGATTGGGAGGAAGCGTACAAGACTTAGCTCTTTACTTAACTGCTATGCGTGAAGGTGGCATTAATGCATCAGAAGGTGCAAACGCATTAAAGTCAGCACTAGCGTCTTTGATTAACCCAACAGATGTAGCTGTTAAAAAGTTTCAAGGACTCGGCATAGATTTACTCGGTGTAGTAAATAACAATGCTGGAAATCTTACTGGCACACTAATGGCATTACAAGGAGCTTTAGATAGTTTAGATCCACTGCAGAAGCAGCAAGCGATTGAACAACTATTTGGAAAGTTTCAATTTTCAAGACTAAATGCTCTTTTTGAAAACTTAGGAAGACAAGGAAGTCAGACCTTACAGGTTTTGGATTTAATGAATCAGTCTACTGCAGGATTAGCTCAGGTGGCTGATCGAGAATTAACAGCAGTAACAGAGTCAGCATCTGGTAAATATAGAAGAGCTCTAGAAGGGCTAAAGGCTTCTCTAGCCGAAGTAGGAGAACAATTTTTACAAATTAATACTGTTTTAATTACAGTAATAGATAAGATAGTTCAGTTTGCTATGAACTTGCCTGGCCCAGTTAAGCAGATACTAGCCCTACTTGGTGGAGTTACAGCAATAGCTGGCCCACTTATTATGTTAACTGGTCTTCTTGCAAACTTCTTTGGTAACATGGCAAAGGGTGTATTCCATATAAAGGCTTTCCTAAAAGGTGGAGAAGGCTTTAAATATTTAACCCCAGAAATGCTAGCAGCGGAAAAAGCTGGCAAGCTAGTAGAACAATCTTTTTATAGTGATGCTAAAGCAGCAGCAGTACTACAACAAGCGCTAAGAAATTTATTAGATGAATTCTCTCTACTAGAAGCAAAGGCAAAATCTGGATCAATAGCTGTAAATCCAGCAGTCAGCACAATGGCTGGGAATCTTGTTATGGCAAGCGGAAGAGTTGTTAACCCAGCACATCCTCTAGTTGGCGCAATGGGATCTCGTGCAAGCACTCATATGGTTCCTAGATCTGGAATGACAGAGACTGAAAGACTTCAGCAAACAATATTTGGAATGGTTCCAGGATCAATCCCAGTAAATCAAAAAATTGGTCAAAACCCTCAAATATATATGAATGATAATTTGCCAGATGTTCCTGGACTTACTAAAATAGGTGGAACATCAACTGGAATTGTTGCAGGCGAAGCTGCAAAGCACCACGCAATGATGGCAACACTTGCAATGCAATCTAAAGCAGAAATAGACGAGCTTAAGAAGCAAATGGTTGCAACTGGATTATTAAGTAAAGACTTTATGAATCAATTTGATGACATATTGCCAATTGTTTCAAAGCTAACAGATAACGCTGCAAGAGAGTCTGCGCTAATTGTTTCTGAATTACGTGCAGGTAAACTAAACGTTGAGCAAGCTAGAGCAAAAATTATAGCATTAAATCTAGAAACTGAAAGAATGATTTCTTCATCCATGCAGGCTCATGCAGTTTCAATGGGAAGAACTATAAACCCAACAATGGTTCCTACATTAAACCAGCCTGTAGTAGATGCTACTGGCAAATCTAATATGAGAGAGCTATTCAAAAAAGGAAAGACTAGAGACTTTATTAATAAAGTAGCTGGAGCCCTAGGAGTGAGAACTTCAGGAGCAGGATATAATATTGAAACAACAGTTCCAAAAAGATTAAATAGAGGAAACATTGTTCCAGGAACTGGCAATACAGATACAGTTCCAGCAATGCTTACCCCAGGAGAATTTGTTGTAAATAAAGAAGCAACCGCAGAAAATCTTCCTTTATTGCATGCAATCAATCAAGGCAACTTCGGAGGATCGGTATCTTCTGAAACTAGAAATTATGGTCCTATAAATCCAGCTCTTATGGCAAGTGTTGGAAAGATGTTTTCTAGAACTGGAAGTTTTGCTAGAAGATGGTTCTGGGATACAAGCACAGGATCAAGCCTTGCTGGACAAAGAAGTTCTTTAATTAGATCTATTTCTAAAAGACCTATTTTAAATAGAAATGGAGTTCCTTACACAGAAGCAGAATTAAGAAAAGCGCCAAAAGAAGAAATACAATCCTTATGGGCTAATTATGATAGAGGTCACGTAGCCCCACACAGATCAATCAGCGGAAGCGACAGTTACTTTGCGCCAGGAATACTCATGCCTATGTTTAGGGGCTCTAATAGATCTATGATTAGCGGTGGAGATCCTGTAGCAATTGCAAAAAGTTTAGAAACCCAATCAATTCATCCAACAGTATTTTTAGATGAAGCGGCAGAAGCATTTGGATATACGGCTGGTGCAAGAACAGATGCTGCTTATAATGCACTTGTAAAAGCTTTATATGGCAGAGGTAATAAAAAGTTTGATCCAAAGTCTGGGGACTCTTTTGAAAAATTTGCATTTGACACAATCTCTCCATTTTTAAAAAATATTAAAAACGGTAGTGGCGCAAATCTTCTAGATGATCTTTCAAGAATTGGAACATTAAGAGGAACTCAATCTAATAGATCTTCTACTGGATCTGGAATAGGTTCTATAGGACCGTATGCAATTGCAGATGATTACTTTAATCTTAAAATGAATTCTGGTGGAATGGTTCCAGGTTACAACGCAGGCGGAGTTATAGGAAATGTATTAAAGAGCACTGCATTTAAAAACCTAGGAGCAAAATTTGGTAAGATAGGAGATAGTTGGGGAGCCACTTCTCTATCTCTTGGCATGGGAAAGAAATTATTTGGAAGTTCAGGGCTTACTCCTAAAGCACAAAACTTAATGTATGGAAAGCTCATCAGCAATCTTGAAAAAGAAAGACCGTATGGATATGTGACAAATGCTCAAGGACATCTTCAAAGAGCTTTAGAGCCAGATATTGTAGACATACTTCTTAAATCATCAGCTAGCGATGTACTTAGTTCGGGCGGGAAAAGCTTAAGTAAAATTGATAGAGAAATATTGCGAACTAAATATGCAAACTGGGACTCAAAATCATGGACTCCATCAACGTCTAAAATAAGAAAACAAATGTTTGGAATGAACAAGGGTGGAATGGTGCCAGGAGTTCAATACCTTAATGAAGGCGGAATGGTACAGGGCACCCAATATCTGGAAGATGGAGGAGAAGTTGCTCCCCGTAGAGGTGGAATGATAAGAGGTCTAATTGCTGGATCAGCAGTTGGCCTAGGCGGACAAATGCTTGGATCAAAGGTTGGCGGACCAATTGGAACTGCTATACAAATAGCATCTATGATTGCAAGCATGGGAATGGGCTTTGGCGCAGGCGGAGGTACAAAAGGTGGCGGGATGGTATCTAGACAAATGGATAAAATTCCTACTCAGTTAAAGCAACCAATAGGTCCATTAAATGGATTGGCACAGGCAGCAGCAAAAACTGGAGGAAGTCTTTCAGGAATACTAAGAGTATTTGGTCCGCTTCTTAAGGGATTCTCAACATTACTTAAGTTAACTAGTCCTTTAGGATTAGCAATTACTGGACTGACCGCAGGCATAGGTTTATTTGTTAAGATAAAAAGAGAACAAGCAAAGGCTTTAGAGACAGGAAGACTTGCATACGGTATGGATGCAGAGGCTGCTGAAAAGGCAGGCTTTAAATATACTGACTATAACGCTAAAATTAAAACAGCCATTGAAGATGCAAAAGCATTAAAAGAAAAAAATATAATGGTTTATGAAAGCATGACAAGAGCTAACGTTCCAATGACTATGACAATTGAGCAATACAAAAAGCTTAAGGAACAAGTAAAGTCAACAATGGGAAGCTATATAGATCTATTTAGCCAAACAGATAGAAAAGATGTTGGCACAGTAGCTGTTCAATTAAAGGCACAGTTTATGGCAGCAGGAGATTCTGCAGAAACTGCTACAGCTAAAATATTTACAATGATTAAGCAGTCTGAAAATGCTAACATGGCTGCACAGGCAATTAGCACTAATGCCTTCCAAAGCATTCAAAATATGGAGCAGGCTTCGGCACAGACAGTAAAAACTTTTGAGGCTGCAATGAAAACTGGAGATGCTGAATCGCAAGCCAGAGCATTGCACAGTGTATTCCAAGCAATGGATGCAAGCCTACAGTCAACTGTCGATGAGCAAAAGAAGTTGGGAGATACTGGAGAAGATACTGCAAATAGAGTTGCTTCAGCGGTTGAAAATAAGTTAAATAAAATCAACCAGCTATTTGGCACTCAGGCAAATCTATCTGAGGATGTTATTAACGAAATAGGAAAGACAGACCCACTTTTGGCTGAGATGCTCAATGACACAGATACACTAAATAGCGCATGGGCTAAGTATAGATTAACTATTAGCGGAGTTGCTATGAATTTCCAATTCATGAGTGGCGAAGCAGCAATTGCCGCAAATCAATTAAATGAAATAGTAAAGGCCCAGGTTCAGCTTAATCCTGCTGTTGTAGCCGCAAACAAAACATATAAGGGCATGACTGATGAGATTGCAAGACTTGAAAAAGCCCAAAAGGGACAATCTGTAAAAGCTCAATATAATGCTAAAGAAGAAACCGATAGATTACAAAAACAAATTGCAGCAATTAAAAAAGCTGCTCAAGATAAAATTGAAGGAATTCGCAAAGCAACTGATGCAGAAAATACTCAGTTAGAAATTCAGAAGGCTCAGCTAAGAGCTCAACAGCAATTAATCCAAGGCAATATGTCTGCATATGCTGAAGAGCAAATGACTATTGAGCAGTTAATGAATGAGTCTAATCGTAAAGATGCAGAGGAAGCAATTCTTGCTAAGGCCGACATTGACATTAAGCCTCTTCAGGATAAGCTAGATGCTATGGCAGACAAGCAAGAAGCCATGGCCAAGAAGGCGGCTCTTGCTGGGGAAAGCCTAACTGGACTAAGATCTAAAGCTGATACATATAATTCTGGATTAACAGAGTACACAACTAATCTTAATAACCTAATGCTAAAGCTCCAGATAGAGGGAGATAAGTTTAAGATGACTGATGAGTTTAAGACAACCATGACTGCCCTTGAAAAGCTAGGAACATCTTTAGGCATAAAGACCACACCTCAACAAGTATTAGATCAAATTGGTGCAGCACTTTCTAAAAATCAAATTTTAGCACAAGAGGTTAATATATTAACTGGTAAGATTAGAGATGGAAGCATAACTGGATCTGGAACATTTAAAGACCCATTTAGCTTAGGTGCACAAGGCATTGGAACCAAGGGAGATATTCAGGGTGCAAGCCTTAAGAATTATGGAAACGTATTAAAAGACTTTGGTGAAATAGGAATTAGCCAGAAGCTTAAGAACTTTGCTTACAAGCAAGGCTTAGTAATGGGAGATTATTTTTCAGCAGAAGACGAAAAGGGACTTGTTTCTGTGTTTAAGGTAAAAGATGAAGACGGAAATATTGAAAGAGTAAAAAATCCTTATGTAAAGAAATGGGGCGGCGGACCAGTAGTTAAAGGACAAACATATGCTACAAATGATAAGCTTAATGCTCTAGGATATCAGCAAGAAGGCTTTATACCGTTTACTCCACAAGTGAGTGGAACTATTTATCCAAATATTGCCACTATGCCGAGATACGATATTGGCTCTAATACTAAAATGACTGGGGTTAATATTAGCAATAGCCCAAGCAGCAACAACGTTTATAATATTGATATAGCGCTAAATGGTACAACCGTTACTGCAGAAGATGTAATGCGTAGCTTTAAGAGAGAGCTTGCGTTAGTCAATGCAAAAGAAGGAATTGACAGAAGATTTGGAGGAAGCCACTAATGCCTATGATTTTACCTAGAGGTTCGGTTTTGAGTATAGAGGCAAAAGACCTTCTAGCAACTCCAGAAGGAACTACTAAAATTTGGAATAAGATTACTGAGCACAACAGATCAGACATTGGCATGTCCATAGAAAGAATTGAAAAGGTTGTAAGAACTTCTAACGGAACTTTAAGAAAGAACTATATTGCAGACAAAAGAAGGTTCTCTATGTCTTGGACAATGCTTCCATCTTATCGCACATTAACAGTTGACGGTGCATGGGGAGCAGAAGATTTAAGATCATTCTATTTAAGCGATGACGGCAAAAAAGAATTTAATATAAGACTTAACCTGGCAAAGGGTGGGGCAGATACATCTTCTTCAGGTGCCCTATATACGCCAAACATGGCAAAGACATCATCAGAGCTTTATACGGTGGTATTTGGAGGCTGTAATTTTTCAGTTGTAAAACGTGGTCTACAGCCACACTGGAATGTTTCTATTGAACTGGAAGAGGTATAATGATTTCGTCTCCTGCAGTTAAAACATTAATAGAAGAAAATACTACAATCCAAACTAATATTGGTTGTACAATTGAATATAATATGAATTCAATGGTAGACAATATTTCAGTTGTTGGAACTGATTATGTTAGAGCAGATGGGGCCAAGCCTTATCAAAAGCTATTTCCAGCATCTTCTGTTGTCAAGGCTTTCAGACCACTTGGGGCTGGAATCAAGTACGGTGTATTTGGAGACGTAGCTCTTAATACGTGGAAAGATCCTAAAAAGGTAGAGTACCCTTTAAACTTTAGAACTTATTACCCTGGGCTAGATACATACTATAAATACTGGCTATCTCAAAAAGGCGTTGGGGCGAACATAGAGATTACATATAATGGACAAACAATACTAACGAATAAAATTGTTGTTAGATTTGAGATATCTCATTCTATTCCTGCAACATGGTCTGTGTATAAACAGGGCAACAGTCTTCTTGCAGAAGGAACAAGCGCTGCAATAAAGCCTTTCCCAACTGGTTCTGCAAAGAGCTATGATGCTGGAACATTAACTCTTTATTATAACGGAACGGCATGGGTAACCACAGAGCCTGCTACTATATCCGCACCAGTATCTATTACAGGATTAAAGCTAGTAACGCCAGGTGTTACTAATGCTCACATAGGAGTAATTGAAGTTTCTCCTAGATGGGTTGCCGATATAACAGATCACATTGTTGGATTTAGCACAAGCCAAGAATCTTCTACTAGTGCAGATGATATTCTTCCAGTTGGAAAAGTTTCTGCAAATTCATTATCTCTTGACTTAGTTTCATATGAAGCAGCCAGAAAAATTATTACTTATGATAAGGGTACTGCCTTTAGTTCTTCTAACCTATACATGTATAAGTCCGCAGAATTAAAACCATACATAAAGGTATATTATTCAGGAGCACCCTATACTGATTCAAAGGGTGCTTACGAGAAGGTAAAGCAAGGAACATACTATATTGATAACTGGAGCACCTCAGAGTTTGGAGATATTTCTTTAGACGCACTTGATGGAGCAAAGTTTCTTCAAGACATTTCCTGCCCTGGAATGGTTTCTAAAGATACTACTGCAGTAGGAATTATTAGAAGACTCTTGGACAACGTTGGATTTACAAACTATAACATAAACTATAAAACAGATTCTGCTGGAAAAATAACAGACACCTCTATCCTCAGCCCGTTCTATTGGTGGACAGACGACGGAGAAACTGTATGGAATGCTATTCAGGAATTATGTAGAGATTCTCAAATGGTAGCGACATTTGATGAAAATAATGTTCTGCAATTTTACACAAGAGACTATTTGTTTTCGAGAACAGATGCTCATTGGAATTTTAAATATTCAAAAGATGGCAACATCCTTCCTAATATTATTTCTTTTGAAAAGAAAGATTTGCCAGCAGTTAATCAGGTAAAAGTTTTATGGAGCCCAGTAACATCTAGTCAGCTTATTGGAGACGGACAGCCTCTATGGAAGTCTGGATCTGCATACCTAGGCGCATATTCTTTATCAACAGATATTCCCGCTAGCACAAGCGGAGGCGGAGCTGGAACGGAAATTAGCCTAGTCCCTATAACAGTCAATCAAGACCTTAAGCAAATCATATATAACTTCGCTGGCTACTTGGTTATAGATTCTGAAATCATAGAGTATGATGCAATTGAATATCAATACATAAATACTACACTGGGTAGAACAAAGGCATGGATAACTCAGATATCTGATTTGCAAAAAATAGCTAATGACATAACTACTACCATTGCAGCAAATAAAGCAATTGGGCAAACTGGAAAGATTAGGATCAAATCTAGAGGAGCGTTTGGGACAAGTGCTGTAGCTCATGCAAAAACTGGCTCAGTTACTGGATGGACTGGATTTGATAATACATTTAGAACTAGTTCTGAAAATACGCAAGGGTCAAGCACTCCTTCAAGCATTTCTCAGGTTACTGCCACAATTCCAGACATAAATATTACTCCTTCAGAATCAGAAGAGGTAGAAGTATCTCCAGTTAAATTAATTCAAAAATCTTTATTCCAGATAACATCTAGCGGGTCGGCTGACAAACAAAATAAATATTCTGTTTCTGTAAAAGATATGGAAATAGCAGATACTGGAAACTTCTATAATTTTGGAACAGGTTTATTTTTTAAAGGGGCTAAAAACGATACAAAGGGATCTGGCGGTATAGGATTTTTTACAAGCTCAAATGGACTTGATGGATATTATGTTAAATTAGAAACAACAAGTAATCTTCCAGAAAGTGGATCAGATAGGCCTTTATCTATTTTTAAAGTAAAAAATGGAGTAATCACTCCTCTAAAAGATACTCAAGAAAAGGGAAGCAATAAATCTCTAGCCTATTTAGCTCAGGGAGTTTCTTATAAGGTTGATATTCGTGTAAAAGTTGAAAGTTCAATTGTTGCAATAGATGTTTTTATTAATAACTTTAAGGTAACAGCAGTTGACTCAGCAGATATAATTTCTCCAACAAGTAACGTGGCCCTATTCTCAAATGCCAACTCAACATTTTTTGATTATGTTTATTCTATTCCTCTTAACGAAACTCAATACAAGGACGGAGTAATTGGAAACCAATACTCTGGAAGATTTGGGTCCACAACCCTAGACTTTTTATATGGGGATAAGCTTTCAAGCGGATTTGATAATAGTGGAATATCTGGGGGAGCCATAGATGAATTTGGAACTGTAGCCAGAGAACTTTTAAAAGTAAACATTAAATATGATTCTAGACCAGCCTTCCCAATCATCACCAGTCTTGGCTTAAATAAGTTTGTAGAGCTTTTAGGATACAGGTTAAACTCCTTTGGCGCTGAGGTTTATGTTCTAAATAATGCTGGTACCTTTATTCCGCTAGACGATTCGAAGTTTGCCTCATTTAGCATAATTGGAAATACACTAGTTCAGTCTGGTCAAAATGAATACGTTGACAAAACAATAAACGAGTTTACCGTTCCAGAGCAGGTTACATTTGAGTCGGTTTGGATTCAAAAAGAGTCTGATGCCAAGAGCCTTTCAGACTGGATAAAAGCTCAGTGGTCAAAGAAGCAGTCTGTTTGCGAACTAGAAGTTTTCTCAAACCCCTTGATTTCTGTAGGAGATATTGTTACAATTAACTATCCAGCCAATGGACTAAATGGCACACAAAAATTTATAGTATCAAATATTAACAATTCATTTGACGGGGGGCTAAGTACCAGAATAACAACTAGATCTATTTATAGTTCATAAATGGTATAATAAAAAAATGGTATCCTCAAATAAGAAAAAGCCTTCAGTAAGCGGACAGCCGAACACGGCTGCCCTAGTTACCGTTGAGGGATCAGAGCTTGATTTTTATACAAATAAAAACTATCTAGCCTATCAGTTAGCTCAATATGCAGCGGCACAAAGAGACGGCAAATTTGCTAATGATAAGATTGGCGACGATGTCCCAGGCGATGAAGAAGAAGAAGAGACGGGTGAAGGAGAAGAGACTGAAGAGGGAGAAGAAGGCTCAGAAGGAGAAGGAAAAGGGAGACCAAGTCTTTCTGATATTGAAATAGTTTCAAACGAAGTTGTTCTAGGCGTAGGAGATATCCCTAGTGCAAAAATAGTATTTAAGGTTAAGAACAGTAGTGGGGTAGAATTAAAAGCAATAAATGTAAGAGTGGAGAAAAAATGATAACTAAATTTGGAAAAAGATTTTTGACAAGTTACCTTTCTGGTGGCAATGACTTTGCCTCAAAGGAATTAGCTCTAGGGATTGGGTCATCGACCCCTAATGCAAAAGGCAATGACACAAAATTAGATTTCGAGTTTTATCGTTTGCCAGTAGAACTATCTGGTTTTAATATTTTACAGTCTGGAGTAGACGTAGACGGAGACCCAGTGTACAGCTATTTTGTAACATACAAGTCTACAATACCACAAGATGTCTCTGGGGTAGTTTCTGAGGTAGGACTATATCCTGAAGGCAGACAATCCTTTAATAATTTTGATAGCAAATTTATTACATCCTTCACAAATGAGTTTAACTGGTTTAGTGGATCTGATAATCCTACATCACAGGGTAACACTCAAGACGCTAGCGGCAATTATACATTTTTATCAAAGGTTAGCGATAGCATGATAAAGGTTGATGTTGCTTCAGGACAAACAAAAGAATACATAAACTCTTTTATTTCTGATGATATATCTGGATACAGTATAAACGACACCATATCTATTGCGTATAAAAAAGCAGACAATAATTTATCTAAGATTAGAGTAAAATTTTACAGTTCTGATTTAGCATATTATTATGTAGACTTTACACCACTGTCTGGAACTGGAGATCGGATACAGACGCTTACGCTAAACAATCTTTTTGCAAACTATACAGCTGCACCTAACTTGCCAGACCCATCTTCAATTATAAAAATTGGTGTGGCGACAACTGCATCAGGAGGCAACACAACCGTGTACTTTGATGCGATAAGAATAAATGACGAAGATACATTTGACCCAGGGTACGGCTTAATCAGCAGATCTGTTCTGTCAACACCATTAATTAAAAAAGCTGGTAGACCAGTAGATATTGAATATAAGCTGCAGTTGGATTTCTAAATGAGCAAAGACGCACAATACGATGCAAAGAACTTTCCATCTGACTTAAACAAAAACAATAAAGTCAAAACTGGACAAGACTACTTTACAATACCTGTTGTAGATTTAAACATCGGGCAAACGTATTCTTTTAATTTTCAGTGGGTGTACCCAAATGGCAAAGTAAGCCCTTGGTCAGACGGATATTCAGTAACAGCAGCATCTTATGTTTCTAAATTAACTAAGCCCACAATTACGGTTACCCCAGCATCACTGGGCTATACAGTTTCTTACACTAAACAAACTGATAAAAATTTTGACAACGCTATTATTGAAGAGGCAATCTCTACATCAAATACAGCCCCAACAACTGGATATCAAGAAGTTGGAGTAACATCTTCAAACCCAATAACAATAACAGTTGGAGATGTTTTAAAAAGATGGGTAAGATTAAAGCTTACAGATAAAATTGCTGGCAACACAGCCTACTCAGATCCAGTATCAGTTACCCCTATAGACCCAGTAGCAGCATCTCTAGACTCTACTCCTCCCGCATCAGCAAGCAGCGTTGTGGCAATATGGTCTGGTAACAATATATTAATTACAGCAACAGTTGACGCTGACTCAAAAAAGTTTATTATAAAACTTACAAATGGAGTTAATGATGGTTTCTTTACTAAATTCCCATCAACATCTGGAACTTCACAATCAATATTAATTACACAATCCGAGCTGTTCAATACTTTTGGAGAGTACTATACTTCATTTACAGGTTTATTTATTTCAGCAGACTCTTTTGACAATCGTGATTCTGGAGCGTCATTTGTAGTAGGTACAAAAACAAATCCTTTATTGAACGTAGTTCCTTCATTTACACTAACTGGAATTACAAATGGTTACACTGCAACATGGACATTGCCACCAGGTGCTTCTTATGCAAAAGTTTACGAGTCTGGAACATCCTGGGGCGCAGGAGATCCCTCAGAATCTGATTTAGTATTTAGTGGTTCAAGCCCCGCAATTATAAAGAAAACTGTTTACACTCAAAGATTTGTTAAGATAAGATTTGTAACTGACGATGGATTCACATCATCTTGGTCTGCTCAGCAGACGGTTACCCCTATTGACGCAATTGCAGCAGATGTAAATGCTCCAGATGCCCCAGCAACAATATCTGCTACGGCTGGAACAGATAATACTGGAACAGTAGGATTTAATGGTTTTGTTAATATAAGTTGGTCGGCAGTATCTGATTCAACTCTTCGTGGATATAGAATTAGATTTAGGCCATACAAAGCATCAGCCCCATTTGAAAATTATTCTTATGTAGATTCTCCAGGAACAGGAACAACCTACAGACTTGCAGGATTAGCTCTAGGTACTACTTATGAAGTAGGTATTGCTTCTTATGATGAATTTAATAACACTTCTTCTGCATACACTGCTCTTTCTCCAAATATTCAGGTGGCTGGAGCACCATTTATTGGTACAAACGTTTCGACTACTGGATATTTTGAGGCTGGAGTAAGTGGAACAGATACTGGAACATTTAAGTTTGGTTACGGAGTAGATACGGGTAAGCGAGGCCTTGTTTTAAATGCAAGCAACTACTGGTACATTGACTCTGCCCAGTCTGCATTATTTAAAATAGGTGGAGCATTAAACAACTTTGTTTCCTGGAATGGAACTAAGTTATCTATTGATGGAGATTTAGGAGTTGCAGGCGGAACAACTATTGGTGGCAATATTTCTATGGGAGCATCTGGTGCCTCTATTTTTCAAGGAACATTAAATGGGTCTGGGAATTTAACTAGCGACGGATTTTTGTTAAATAGTGGCGGGCTTGTAATTAAAAAGGGTTCTGTTCAATTAAGACTTGATACTTCAGACGGTGGAATCTATGCACAATACGGACAAATTGCTGGATGGACAATTGACTCATCTAAACTTGAAAGAGGATCTACTGGAACATACACTGGAATAAGTTCTTCTGGAACATATGCAATTTGGGCTGGCTCTGATGTATCTGCTGGAAACGCAACGGCTAATTTTTCAGTAACTCCAGCTGGTGCTGTAATAGCAAAAAATATAACAATTACTGGCGGATCTTTAACAGTAGGAGCTTCTTCAATTGCAGCATCTACTGGAAAGCTTATATCAACAGATGCAGAAATTACTGGTAAGATTACGGCAAGCACTGGAAAAATTGGTAATATAAATATTGATAGTGGTGGACTTTATATATCAGATGCAACTCCACCAACATCAAGTACTGGGAATAGAGTTGTTTTTGCTGGCGGTGGAATCGCTGCATATGCAAGCGGAAGCGGTACTCCAAAATTCCAACTAGCATCGGACGGAACTGCAGTCGTTGGTGGATGGACAATCAACGCTACGTCCTTGTCGGCATCGGGAATGACATTAGATTCTGGTTCTCAAACTATAAGCTTTACAAGCGGGTTCATAATAGATAATGATAATTTTACATACAATGTAGCTGGCAGCACTCAAGAATCATCTACATATTACGCATCAGATGTAACAAATACAGATGGATCAGTACAGGATTCTTTTGTCTCATCTCCACCAGGAACAGCTATAGGAAGCTCAATTAGAATCAAGCCTTCTAGTAACTTTAGTGCAACAACATCTCCCGCACTAGTAATGTCAAAAGATGGAACTAGTTACTCAACACTGCAGGCTGGAGGATCTTATATTAGCTTAAGCAGCACAGGAGTTGTTATTAATACTAATACAACTGGTGGCATTGTGCTTAAAGGATTTGCAAGCGCATATCACAGAATGTATGATGCCACCAAAGAAGCAGGAGCAGTTTTGCAAATTTTTAGCGATGGAAGAGTTACTGCTGGTAGAGCATTCTATAGATCTGGTGCTTCAGAAAATTCTATTACAAACATAAATCATAGTACCTGGCCCTACGTTGGGCTCATAGGCGACGTTATATTTAGTACGGCGGATTAATAATGGCAGGTAAGTCATATATAAAAGTTGGTGCCTACGATTGGGACCGAATAAAAAAAATGTATGTAAAAACTGGTGGACAAACATGGTCTGCAATTAGAAAAGCATATGTTAAAACTAATAATGGATGGAAAAAAGTATTTGACACTACTAGCAATAGGCCATTTATTGAGGGTAACGATATACCAAAATTAAGATTAAATACATTTAGAACTGACAGTACTGCAGGAAGCATAATTGACGGTACTGCCGATGATCCAATTAATCCTGTTGTAGAGGCTCCACCAGTTCAAAGAATGGGTCCAACTCAAAATCCACCGAACCTTGATAGTCGCACCCCTGTAACTGCTGGTTGGGTTGGCAATCAGGGAATAGGAAGACACCTTTGGGGATACAACGGAGATTGGGTATCTGGAAACGGAAGTGCAATAACATATGCTTATGACTGGCTATTTAGTACTACTGGTGATTTAAACTATGTAGAAAAAGAATTTCTTGCAACATCGTCTACTGGTAGAAGAGATATGATTACAAATAGCTCTACCCACTTAGGAAGAGACGACGGTGATTATTTTGATAAAAACTGGCTTATATTTAGAGTAAGAGCTACAAATTCTGCAGGTAATGCATCTGCACAATCATTACCAGTTTATATAGTAAGACAGAGACCTAGCGGAACAATAAATGTTATAAATACTGGAGTTGATGTTCCAGAAACATTATCAGCAAGTATTACATATGCTAGCTATTGGTATAATAAACCAGACGTATATGATTCTTACGTAGAGTGGTTTGCCGTAGATGCCCTTGGAGATGCCTTAACAACAAACAATAGGGTTGCAATTGAATATTTATACGACATAGCTGTAACTGGCACAACAACAAAGTCTGGAACAGTATATCACTATGCAACACTGGAAAATAAAATATATATTGCAAGACTTACTCTAAATAATTCAAATACCCAGGCTCCAGTAGTTCCTGTGATTGGATTTATACCAAGCTCTCCATTTACTGCAGAAGACTCTACATCTCCAGGATCACCACTTTCAGTTACTACATTAAACATTTTAGATATATATAGTAATGCGGGCACAGATAATCGGGGATATATCCCAGCAGGCGGACTTATGAAAATTAGATCTAACGTTACAGGTGTTGATGGAAGCACAACATACAGAATTAGATACAGAATGTATAATTGGCAAAACCAAAGTTACTATGGAATGGATGGCACAAACTACGGAAGTGCTGCATCTAGCGCATGGACTACAAGAACTGGATCAAGCACGAGCTTTGGTTCTGGCGGGACATTAATTAGTAATATTTCAGTTTCTGGTACAACCGCTACATTAACCCACAATGAAGTGGTAAGCTCATCTTTATTTGGATCAACAACTTATGCAATAGATGGAGTAGGCGGATATGATAGATGGCAAATTGAAATAGAAGTTAGTGCTTTAAAAAATTCAATAAGAAAGTATTACGCAGATGTAGTCGGTGGAATACCATATTATATTTCTAGATCAGCGGCAAATTTATTACTTACTGCAGATCCCAACCCTGCTCGAAAAAATCAAAATGTAACATTAAGCGGATCAATTGGAGCTTTAGGCGGCGGCAACTCGTACCCAAGACAATACAGGGTTACCTTTGGAGATGGAAGTGATAGTGGATGGCTTCCTGTTAATGGATGGTCATACGGAACTGCTAATCCAACCTTCTCAATTGTTAAGCAGTATTCTGCAGCTGGAGAATATTATCCTTATTTTCAAACGATCCCAGATTATTCTACTGGTAGTACATATGTTGAAGTCACAGAAGAACTTACTGCTCCAACATCTTTAACGGCAACATCAGACAGAGGAGACGGAGTATTATTGCAATGGAATGCTGTGCCTGGAGCAAACTATTATGAAATTTATTGGGGAAGTAGTTTAGGCGGTGGCCCAGTAAATCAATCCACATTTGCAGACTTTGGTCAAGATAATAGTATAACAACAAACTCGTTTTTAGATACAACAATTACTGCTGGATCTACAAGATACTATCGTGTTCGTGCCAGAATAAATGCGACAGCATCTGGACCAAATTCTTCTGACTGGTTCCCAGGCCCTGGATCAAATGGTATAGCTGGAACTAGAATTCAAACATTACCAGGGCTGCCTACGTCTTTAACCGCAACTACAAATAGATCAGATGGAGTTAATTTAACATTTAGCGGTTCATCCTTAGCAACAGGATACGATATATTTTGGAATACAAATGAAATTTCAAATCCGTCAGATTCAGCAACCCCAGATTTTACAAATGTTTCTTCACCATTTTTAGATACTACGATAAGCGTTTCGGCCACAAGGTGGTACTGGGTTAGAGGAAGGAATGCAAACGGTACTGGACCGTGGTTTCCAATATCTAATGGTGTAATTGGAACAAGAGTCGGAGTTGCACCAAATGGTGGAACTGTAACCGTTACTCCAAGTACTGGAACTGCTGGGTCTACAACATTTACCGCATCACCTTCTGGATGGACTGGTTCAGGAACTATATCCTACACCTACTCTTGGCAAAGATTTACAAATGGTTCATTTGTGTATGAGCAGCTTGGTACTGGTACAACATTTTCACCCACAGTAGCTCAAAGAAATACAGCACTAGCTTGGCAAGTAGTTATAACTGCATCAAACGGAATTTCTCCAAATGGTACTGCTAGCGTAGGCTTTACAGTAAATGCTCCAGTATCAAAGCTTGCTACACCTACTGGAGTTAATGCTACAGATACTAGAACTGATGGAGTCAACATAACTTGGAACGCAGTATCTGGAGCTGCTTACTATGGAATCTGGTATGGACCAACACCAGGATATGATTCAAGTCCAGATTTTGGTGGACCAAATAATCCAACTTTAATTACTGGAACATCTTATTTGGATACAGCCATTAGTGCTGGATCTAATAGAAACTACTACGTACAAGCATTTGCTTCTGGTAATCCTACTGGAAGCAAATCAGATTGGGGAGGCCCTGACAACGGAGCAAGAATTACTGCACCAGTTAAACTTGCAACCCCTACTGGAGTAAGCGCTTCTGATAACAGAAGTGATGGAATTAATATTACATGGAATCCAGTTTCTGGTGCATCGTATTATGGAGTATGGTGGGGAGGAGCCCCTGGATATGATAATAGCCCAGACTTCCCAAATATTTTTGCAACAAGCTACTTTGATTCTGGAGCCCCAGTGGGTTCAAGAAATTACTATGTCCAGGCCTTTGCTTCGGGAAATCCTACTGGCACTAAATCTGATTGGGGTGGTCCAGATTCTGGAACTAGAACATCTGTACCAGTAGTATCTGCACCAGCCGCTCCAACTGGGGTAGGGACATCTGGAAGCGGACTTGTTTCTTGGAATGCTTCTAGTGGAGCAACAAGCTATACCGTAGAATACTACACTGCAACAAACTCAAGCGGTGCTAATCAGAGTGGACCTTATTATGGGTTCCCTGGAAGCTCGACATCTTTCCAGATTTCTTATCCAGTAGTTAATTCAGTTTTACAAAACTGGGCTAGAGCAAGAGTCTCTGCAAGTAATGCTGGCGGGACATCATCTTACTCAAGCTTTGGGCCAGCTTCGGGGTTTGCATAATGATTACTAATGAAGAAAAAATAGAAATGATTTTAAATAAACTTAATAATTTAGAGGCTTTAATAAAGTCTTTGACTGATAACGCCGAGATCTGTAAAGATAAATACGTCCTGGAGGATGAGCTTCTAGAATGTAATAGGAAAAAAACGGCTTTACTGAACGAAAAACAGGCCTTGACTAATCAGGGTTAAATGATATAATAATGAAAGGAGGCAAAAAATGACATTGTTAACAAACGCAGACAAGCTAAACATTGTAAATCAGCACATGAAGAGTATTGATTTCCAAGCATACAATCTTGAACTAGATTTAATTGAAGCAAATGCTGAATCTCCAGTAAATTCAGAAACTGTTTCAACCATTAATGGTAGAATTAACGCTCTAGCTGCAAAAAGAACTGCTCTAGAATCAGAAGCAGCAGAACTAGCGGAATAGGAATATGGCATGGCAGAAAAAGTAGAACTAGTAATTACTGCATTACAGCAACGCATAGGGGAAATTGTATCTAATTATGAAACCCAAATTGCATTTTTGAGAGCAGAAATTACTCATCTAGTAGAAGAAAAAGAGGCAAAGAGTGAGGCTATTCAAGACTACTCAGAGCATCTTAACGATCTCACAGCCGACTAATTTCCCTTCAGGTATCGCTGTTAAAACAGACAAGGATACCTATTGGATTAAAGATGGCAAAAGGTATAGGCTAATTTCTAACAGGGCTGCAGAGTCGTGGTGTTTTACCACTGTACTAGCAACTGAATCGGCGCTGTCTGGAATTAAGATTGCAGGAAAGCTAGGATTTAGAGACGGGTCCTTGATAAAAAACCTAGCAGATGGTAAAATGTATTTAGTATCACAGAATAAACTAAGGCATATAGTAGACCCAGATTCGTTTAGCCGATATGGACTAGATAGATCTAAGGTAATAGAAGTGTCTGATAAAGAAGTATCAGCCCATGATTTAGGAGAAAACATATAATGAGCGACACCTTTAATGATGGAGATCCAATTGACGCTACCCTATTACAAAAGTTAAAAACAGATGTAGCAAAGGCAACAGCGTTAGCTGGTGCAAAAGTTAGCGCTGGTTCAAATATTCAGGTTGAGCCCAAGACAGTTGCTGAAATTACAGTACCTAGATTTTTTGGTGGAAAAACTGAGCCTAAATCTGTTGCTAATGGTAAACGACAGACATATACAATTAATTACAAGGATGCTGGATTTTCTGGTAAGCCCTCAGCAATAACGCTAACCGCTATATGTAAAAGTGGTTTAGCAGACATAAAAGAGCCCTCTATAGTAAGTGGATCGGTTACTAAGGAAACAGCAGATGTACAAATTTGGGGATCAGGAAATACAAAGTCCATATCAATATTTTTTATAGCAGTTGAAAACTAGCCTATTGACATCGTAGTTCAATATGCTACAATTTAGATAATATTAAGGCCACAGACTTGTGGCCCTTTTTTCACGTAAGGAAATAAATGGCTAACGATTTAAAATGGATGCTATCTTCAGATCAGCAATTCCCATATCAAGATGATAAAATGATTGCTCTGTGGTTTAAGGTCCTTAAATGGTTTAAGCCAGATGTAGTTGATTATCTTGGGGATACTGACGATCAAGCCTGCTACAGCAAGTATACAGAGGGTCGCTCAGCAGAATTTTTAAATTTACACAAGACAGATAGTCGTGACCTTATTGTTCCCATGATGCGTCATGAAGCAAAGGGCGCAAGAGATTTTTATACTAAGACTAGAGAAATGCTACCAGACGCACAACTATTTTCTGCTCTTGGAAATCACGATGTTAGAATTTTTAATTATGTAGATGCAAAGCTTCCAGACTATATTAACGAAGTAACTCCAGAAGCACTATGGGGGCTAGACTCATTAGGATACGATTACATTTATTATGACTCTCTGCCTAAGCAAAGATTTGGAGATGTTCATGTTCATCATGGAATTTCAATTGCTGCAACTGGTTCTGTTCGTAAAGACATGGAAGATCTTCAAGTATCACTTATTCGTGGGCACTCCCATAGAATTGCATCCCACCTTGTAACTTATGAATTAAGAAACAATGGGGAGGGAGAAACTTTGCGTGGCTATGAAATTGGACACATGTGCGATGAAAAGGGTCCAGGAATGAAATACACACAACACCACGACTGGCAAAAGGGATTTGCTATAGCCCATATTGTAAATGATTATCCTCACATTCAGATGATCCACGTTGCCCCAGATTACTCATGCGTTGTAGACGGGAAAGTTTTTGCGCTATGATGAAGTGCCAAAAGTGTGGGGGCAGAGTATTTGTTGACAGAGTATTCTCTCAAAAATTACACACGGAATTATTTTGCATCCTTTGCGGTAAGCGATGGATGATTAATAAAGAAACGAGTGCTTTCGGTAAATGGCTGGAGAAAACAGACAGAGACTACGAAAAAAGTTCGTCTATTTCTTCTTAAATGGTAAAGTACATAAAGTACTAAGACTATCTAGAGCTAAAGACGAAGTAGTAGCGTGGTCCTATTTAGATAAAAAAAGAATGCTGTATTCCTATTCTCAGGTAGATAAGCATATGGAAAAGGCATATACAGTAGCAGAAGCAAGCAAAATTTTAGGCAGGCACAAGGTAACTATAGAGGAGTATATTTTGCAGGGTAAGGTAAAGCAACCCCAAAGAGTATATCCAATTAGTAATCCAGAAAGCACATGGTCTAAATATATGCTTAACGAAGCTAATATTCTAGATATCCACGAGTTCATTCTTGACGCAGGTCATATTAGAGACCTGCCTTCAAGATCAGAATTACAGGCTCTTCTCAAACACAATTTAATAATGTATACTAAGACAGAAGACGGAAAATTTGTACCTGTATGGAAGGCGGAGTAATGTCAACAAAAGTAAAAGTAGATCTATCATTTACTAGAAACCTAGGCAACTATGAAAGCATTAAGATTGGCATAGGCATAGAAGACGATGTTCGCCAAGGAGAAAATGTAGATACCGCTACAGAAAGAGTTTACGCATTTGTTGAGAACAAACTTATTGAAAAGACTCGTGAAGTAGAAGAAGAGCTCAAGCGTGGCAAATGAGCGAGAGTCTTATGTATTAATTGGGCTTTACGAAAAGCTGTACCTAGAAAAATATAATAAAAAGCCTAGGATAAATAAGTTTCGTGAAAAGTGGGCTATGCAGGACGTAATAGATAGCGTTGGCATGGACAGAGCAAAGGAACTTTTGGTATACTACTTCAAGACGACCAAGTCGGGCCACCCTCTTAGTTTCTTTTTCTACAATTTTGACAAGATAGATTATTTAAAAACAGAGCGTGAAAAGGATGCAAAGCATCGTAGGTTGCTACTACAGGCAACCAAGGAGTTAGTTGAAGGCGGGAATGAATGAATACAGAAGCCGAGTTGATCTCAGCAGTATGTAAGAACAAAGACATCAGTACCCTGCTCGCAGATAATGTAGATGAGATCTTTACTTCGCATAAAGATATTTGGGATTCGTTAAAAGCCTATTACTATAAGTTCAAAGCAGTGCCAGAAGCTGGAATCCTTATGGAAAGATTCAAGGACTTTGAGCCAGTAGATACAAAGGCAGAGACTGGTTACTATTTAGATAAACTAAAGAATGAATACCTAACTGGCAGACTAAAGAGTATTATTATTCAAAGTGGCTCAGCATTAAAAGAAGATGCAGCATCTAGAGTATTAGGTGACCTGCAGGCTAAGCTATCTCAGCTTTCTAAGTTTACAAATCATGTTCGTGACGTAGACGTAACAGATATTGAATTAGCAGAAAAACATTTCCTATCAGTTAAAGAGCGCTCAGCAATCATGGGAGGAGCTCCAGGAATTCTAACAGGCTTTGATGCAATAGACAAGGCATACCCTACTGGTATGGCTCCAGGACACCTTATAGTGGCCATTGGTTGGCCAGGACGTGGCAAGACATGGTTTACTTCCTATCTTGCCTGTAAGGCATGGGAGCAGGGCTTTAAGCCTATGATTGTATCTCTTGAAATGTCTCCAGAGAATATGCGTGATCGTATTTATACAATGATGGGTTCAGGATTGTTTCGTGCCTCAGACTTTGCGAGAGGTGACGTTAACGTAGATACGTTTCGATCATGGGGCCAGAAAAGGTTTGAGAATAAAAACGGATTTATCCTGGTATCTAACGAAGGCATGGGAGAAGTAAACGCTAATACTATTCAGGCTAAGATAGATCAACATAAACCAGACTTAGTTATTTTAGATTACCATCAACTGTTTTCTGATAATAAGCGTAGCACAGGTGCCACAGAGCGTAACATGAACGTGTCTCGTGAGTTTAAGATGCTTGCTATGACAAACAATATTCCAGTTATTGATATTACCGCAGCAACTATGGACGACATTACAGATCAAGATGCACCTCCTATGCTTAGCCAAGTTGCTTGGTCTAAGGCTATTGAGTATGATGCAGATATGGCCATAGCTATTCATAAGTATACTGATACCAACATGATTGAGGTTGTGAGCAGAAAGAACCGCCACGGAATGGAGTTTAATGTCTTTTTAGATTGGGATATCAATAGAGGTATCATCAAAGAAATTTATGAGAATCCTTTTGCAAATGACGCATCGAAGAATTAAAAGATTTCAAATAGATGTAGAGTTTCATGACAACGCTCAGCTAATAAGCTTAAGACCTCAGTACGAAAACTTGTTAATTCAGGATATGAGGGGTAAAGGATATGTTCGGGTGCTTGACATAGATCCAGCATTTTCGGTAGACTTTACTGGTGAGACGTGGAAGTTCTTAATGAGCATTCACGGAGTATATGTGGGAAAGAAGAAGGCATGGCAATCAGAGGGTATAACACAAGGGAAGTCGATACCACGCACTACACGCCAAACCATATCAAAGCCATCTTAAGATCTATAGGTCTTGAGATTGTTGGCGAAACTGGTAATGACTTTCTGTGCTACTGCCCATTTCATTCTAACAGACATACCTCAAGCTTTAGCGTTAGCCGTGAGAAGGGTGCATTTATATGCTTTAATCCTTCCTGCGGTGAAGCTGGAACTTTGCAAGAGCTTGTAAAACGTGTACTAAATAAAAACGAGTTTGAGGCTATGAGGTTCATATCTTCAAAAGAAGCAGAGTCTCTAGAAAACTTTGATGAGTTGCTTTCAGAGGCAATGGAAGATAAGCCTATGTTCCAGGAGTTTTCTTCTGATATATTAAATAAGCTGCACTCCGAACTTATATCTACAAAAGAAGGGGTTGAGTATTTTAAAAGCAGGGGTATTAATCAGGAGTCCGCAAATTACTTTGACCTAGGATATTCATCTAACATGAAAATGGTAACCGTTCCAGTACACAGTCCAGACGGAATGGCAATAGGTCTAGTTGGCAGATCAATAGAAGGTAAATCATTTAAGAACAGTACTAACCTGCCAAAGAGCAAGACACTATTTAATATTCATCGTGCCAAGAAAATTGGTGACCATGTAATAGTAGTGGAGTCCAGCTTTGATGCAATCCGTGTGCATCAAGCTGGATTTCCTAATGTAGTGGCTACCCTAGGGGGATTTCTTTCTAAGGAACAGCACAGCCTACTAAATAGACATTTTAATAAAATAACTGTTATGACTGATGCTGATCAGGCTGGAAGAGACCTAGGCAAAAGTATTGTTACTAAATTAAAGTTTAAGGACCTCTTGTGGGCTTCGCATGAATATGGTAAGATATATCCACATGGTGCAAAAGATGCTGGAGATTTAACTGATGAAGAAATTAAGGCATGCATTAAAAATTCTGTATCCGATATAGAATACAGATCTTGGAACTCGTGATATAATAAAAATACAGATGGATTTATACCATCAACTATAAAGGAGAAATATATGAGTATAGTAAAGGGTCTGAAAGACCTAAACAAGGCACTAGATAAGCCTACCTACAGTGGTGGGGATGAAAACAAAGGCCGCTGGCTAAAGATTGAAGACGGCGAAAGCGTAAAGATTAGGTTCCTACAAGAGCTTGATCCAGATTCACCAACATACAACGACAAGCTAGGTTGCGGTTTTATTGCGTTAGAGCACACGAATCCAAAAGATTATCGTCGCAAGGCTCTGGACACAATGGAAACAGAAGGACGTGACTGGGCTAATGAACAGCATCGCAAGGATCCAAAGGCTGGCTGGAAAGCCAGGACCCGCCTATATATCAACGTCTTAGTAGACGATGGTAAAGAAGAGCCATATGTTGCAATTCTTTCACAAGGTACAAGCGGTAAAACAATTACACCTACCTTAATTGAATACGCTGGCGAGATGGGAAGCATCACTAACCTGATGTGGAGAATTAAACGCAATGGTTCAAAGACAGACACAAGTTATACAATTATTCCATTAGCAAAAGACGAAACTCCATTTGATTTCACTTCGCTAGAATTGTATGACCTAGAAAAAACAGCAGTGCGTCACGTTACATATGCGGAACAAGAAGCCTTCTATATGGGCGAAGGTGGACAGCAAGAAGAGTCTTCTGCTTCAAGTAGCAGCGTAGACTGGTAATACAAAGTTAAAGGCGGAGAATTAATGTCATTCACACATCTTCATGTGCATTCATACTATTCATTAATGGATGGCCTTAATTCTCCTGCCGAACTTGTAAAGGCTGCAAAAGATGCTGGGCAAACATCGTTAGCAATTACAGATCACGGAACATTGTCTTCACACAGAGAAATGCAGATAGCTTGCAAAGATCAGGGAATCAAACCCATACTCGGAGTAGAAGCGTACATATCCCCTACGGATAGATTTGATCGCTCCTCTAAAACAGATAAATCAATTCAGGCATACAACCATATAATTTTATTGGCTAAAAATAAAAAGGGCTTAGAAAACATTAATGCCTTGCAAGAGCTTGCTTGGAACGAAGGGTTTTATCATAAACCAAGAATTGACAGAGAGGTTTTGAATGATTATAGCGAAGGTATTATCGTTCTCAGCGGATGTCTTAATGGACTCATTAGTAAGGCTATCGATAAAGGTAACATGGAGGAAGCAGAACTTCTTCTCAAAGGCTTTAAACAAACTTTCGGACAAGATTTTTACGTGGAAGTGCAATCACATAACCCTGTGGAGATCAACTCCGCCCTTTTAGAATTAGCAGACAAACTTAAAATTAAGGCGGTGGCAACAGGAGATGCCCACTTTGCTAAAGAAGAAGATCGTGTATTAGAAGAAGCTATGCTTATTTTATCTACATCTCCAAAGGCAGACAAAGAAGCAGACTTTGATATGTCCCGTAATATAAAGGATATGCTAGACAGGTTTAATTACTTATATCCAGATAGAAAGATCTCATTTGTCGACTATAATTTATTTATCCAGACAAGGGCAGAAATAGAGGCAGACTTTAATAAGGCTGGAATTAATAGAACAGATATATATGATAATACTATGGAGATTGCTGAAAAGGTTGGAGAATACGATTTTAACAGTGGATTAGACCTCCTCCCAGTCCCTAAGACCAATGCAGACAACAAACTCCGTGAGATGGCCTTAGAAGGCCTTAGAGCACTAGATCTGCAGGATAGCACAGAGTACCTAGATAGGCTTGAGGAAGAGTTATCTGTAATTAAAGATAAGTCATTTGCCTCATATTTCTTGGTTGTTGCAGATATGATTAACTGGGCAAAAGAAAATAATATTATGGTTGGGCCAGGACGTGGCTCTGCAGCAGGCTCATTGGTTTGCTATGCGCTAGGAATTACAGACGTCGACCCAATTAAATATGGGCTTCTATTTTTTAGATTTATTAACCCAGAACGTAACGATTTTCCAGATATTGATACAGACTTTGAAGATCGTCGTCGCAAAGAGGTAAAAGACTATCTAAAGAAAAAGTTTAAGCATGTTGCATCTATTTCTACATATACTTATTTTAAAGATAAGGGAGTTATTAGAGATGCTGCTCGTGTATTCATGGTTCCATTGTCTGACGTTAATCGTGCAATGAAATCTATTGACACCTTCGAGGACTTTATGGATTCCCCAAATACAAAAGAATTTAGAATGAAGTACCCAGAAGTTGTTTGGTTGGCAGAAAGACTACGTGGAAAGATTAGAAGCGTAGGTGTTCACGCAGCTGGAGTTGTTGTTGCCAAAGATGATTTACGAAAGTTTGCTCCAGTAGAATCTCGTGCAGATGCCAGCGATCCTGTATCTGGTAGAATTCCAGTCGTCGCATACGACATGGATACGGTTGCTGATATAGGTCTTATTAAACTAGATGCACTAGGACTTAAGACTTTATCAGTGATCTCAGATACATTAAAGTCTATTAAGGATAGAAGCGGAAAGAAGATTGACTTATCTAAGCTTCCTTTAGATGATGCTAATGTTTATAAAACCTTGAGCGAAGGATACACAAAGGGAGTATTTCAGGCTGAAGCAACTCCTTATACAAACTTGTTGATTAAAATGGGAGTCAGCGTGTTTGAAGACTTAGCAGCATCAAATGCTTTGGTTCGTCCAGGAGCTATGAATACTGTTGGTGCTTCATACATTAAGCGTAAGCACGGTCAAGAAGCAGTTCAGTATATTCATCCTATCATGAAACCCTTTACCGAAAATACATACGGAGTTATTATTTATCAAGAGCAGGTTATGCAAGCCTGCGTACACCTAGGAGGAATGACCTGGTCAGAGGCTGACAAGGTTCGTAAAATTATTGGAAAGAAGAAAGATGCAAAAGAATTTGACGAATTCAAAGATAGGTTTATTGTTGGGGCTTCAAAGCACATTTCGAAGAAGCAAGCCGAAACGCTCTGGCATACTTTTGAGGCTCATGCTGGGTATTCTTTTAACCGTTCCCATGCTGTTGCTTACTCTATGCTCTCTTATTATACTGCTTGGCTCAAGACTTATTATCCTTTGGAATTTATGTTCTCGATTCTTAAAAACGAAAACGACAAGGACGTAAGAACAGAATATTTAATTGAGGCTAAGAGGCTTGGCCTAAAGGTTTTGCTGCCTCATATCAATGAGTCAGACATATACTTTTCTTTGCAAAAAGATGCAATCAGATTTGGATTAGCAGAAGTTAAATTTATTTCTGATAGCATTGCTAATAAGTTGATGGACAAAAGGCCATTTACAGATTACAAGGATTTTATTGAGAAAGCTTCTAAAAAGGGAAGCGGTATTAATAGCAGAGCGATATCAGCATTGAATGCAATTGGAGCAGCAGCTTTTGAAGATAATCCTAGGGCAGGCAATGAAAAAGATAACTACTACGAGTATCTAGGCATTCCCACATTTAATCTAGACCTACCGCCAAGAATTAAAACTCAAGCAAGGCCTATCTCTGAATTTGATGACCTAGGTTCATTCGTTATGTTTGGAATGGCTAAGTCAATTAAAAGAGGAAACGGCTGGGCAAGAATTGAATTGGTAGATGAAACTGGATCTATTGGTCTATTTCATAATGAGCAAACTCCAATTGAAACTAATCAGATGTACTTTATATTAGTTGGAGATAATAGAATTGCAAGGTATGTAAAGGTGCAGGATATTAATCCTCAATCCAAGGATTCATTTGTAGACTTCTTATATCGTAAAGAGTATGCTCTTGAAGAGAACCAGTACTTTGTGGTAGACTTTACTCCATATAAAACAAAAGCTGGCAAGACTATGGCTCACATTGTAATGTCAGATAAAGATAAGAATTTAACTAGAGCTATTGTTTTTTCTAGTATGTATAAAATTGCCTTAGCAAAAATGCGTGAGGGAATGGTGTGCCAAGTAGTTTTGTCTAAACTAGATGACGGCACCTTAATGGTAAAGGAAATAAAGTGACAGACGATATCGAGGGCTTGGTAACATCTATAAGTATAAATCAGGTTCTAGTCGCTATTCTAGAAGAGTATGGTAAATTAACAGTACCTACTTTAAGATTCCTGGATGCAGGAAATTCAGAAAAAGAATTAGTTATTGACTATAACGAAGAGGATCCATCATTTACATTTAGCTTAAGAGAGACAAAAACTAATTTAAATGCTACAATAGAAGAAGAGAGAATAGAGCAATAATGAAAATTTCACTAGATGATATACTAGCAAAGCTAGATCCAAAAACAAGAGCAAGAGTTCAATCAGCACAGAATGTCGTTGTTGAAAAACAAAAAACACCAAGCATTGGACTGAATATGGCTCTTCGTGGAGGTCTAGGTTACGGCAGACAGGTCCTTGTATGGGGAAATAAGTCTGCTGGAAAATCTTCTTTTTGTTTGCAGATGATAGCCATTGCACAGAAAGAAGGCAAGACTTGCGCTTGGATTGATGCCGAAGCTTCTTACGATCAATCATGGGCGGAGTCTTTGGGAGTAGACTCATCTAAGTTAATTTATTCTCCAGCAAAGACAGTTAATGATATGGTTGATGTTGGCGTAAAGCTTATGGAGGCTGGAGTAGATATGATCGTTGTTGATTCTATATCTGCACTATTGCCAGGAATTTATTTTGAAAAAGATGGAAATGAAATGAAAGATTTGCAAGATACAAAGCAAATCGGCGCTGAAGCAAAGGATATGACCCACGCAGTCAAGATGTTAAACTATGCAAACAAAAACACACTACTTGTACTCATCTCACAACAACGAAATCAATTTGGATCTATGCATGCTAGTCACATCCCCACAGGTGGCATGGCAGTCAAGTTCTTTTCTTCCACTGTCATTAAACTCTGGTCGTCTGAGGCTGAGGCGAATGCTATTAAAGCTGGGGTTAAAGTTGGCGACAAGATCATTGAACAAAGGGTTGGACGACCAGTTAACTGGATTATTGATTACAACAAACTCGGTCCCCCAAATCTATCGGGACAATACGACTTTTATTACCAAGGGGAAACTCTTGGTGTAGACGGAATAGGCGAAACCCTAGACGTTGCAGAAATGTGTGGCGTTGTAGAAAAGGGCGGGGCTTGGTATACAGTTAATGGAGAAAGACTTCAAGGTAGGGCTAAGGCAGTTCAGTATCTTAGAGATAATAAAGAAGTTGCAGATAAACTTCGTGAGGAGATTGATGCCAAATCTAGATGAGTTTTTAAATAAAGATATTAAGCAAAAGGAATATGAGTTAGAACGCATTCCAGGCCTTAAAGCCTGTGCTAAGTGTGATGAAGATGTCAACGGTGCCACATGGGATCCAATAGAATTAGTTATGTCTTGGACATGCTCTAAAGGACACAATACAATTTTTAAGGTTAACTAGTGTCAGAAAGATCAGAAGTAAAAAGAGATGGCGCTAAGGCTCAAAAGAATAGTGGTCGTGGGGATTATCAAAAGGGTGATGCTAAATGGAACCAGTTTCTTGTAGACTATAAAGAAGCATCTAAATCTTTTACTTTAAATAAAGAAGTTTGGGCAAAGATATGTACAGATACATTTAAAGTTAATCGAGATATGCACCCAGCATTAAAGATTATTATTGGAACGGATTCCAAGGTTAGACTTGGAATTATTGAGTGGGCAGTTCTAGAAGAATTGATCCAGTTTTGGGAGGACAACAATGACTAGCATGCTACTGATATCTTTAGCCTGTTTTGTAATTGGTTACGGACTAGGTTTGTTTGTAGATAAATGGGATAAGAGGATTAAAAATGGCGGAAGATAAAAACACCCTTGAGCTAATAAGTCAGATCACAGAGTTTAATGATCTACACGAGTTCATGAAGGATGAACACCTAGACAAGGCCTTGGCTATTGTAGTAAAGCTATTATTAAATCCAGATGTTCCGTCCGCTAAATCCCCTATGCTTATTATGGAGTTACAGGCAATGTCAACAAAGTTTGCTGTTATGGCTTCGTACTATTCAACCATTGCAAAAGATAAAGCTGGAACCACAAATAACAATAAAAAGAATGTTTATTACTCACTAAAGGAATCTATAGACAAGCTAGTAGATGCACTTAAGTATGTAGTTAGGTACAACTAATGATTCAAAAAAGAATTATGCTGGTGTTTATTTTTATTGGTTCAGCAATAGGATTGTTTGTTTTAAATTCTAATCAACCAGAGTGCATTAACCTATACGTAGACTACGGAAATAATTCTACAGTAGAAAAGAAATGCGTCAGTGCCAGTGGTAAAGTTAATTCTTTAGATCTATTAAAGACAAATGGGTATAATATAGAGGGAACAGTAAAGTATGGAAATGCTGTTGTCTGCAGAGTAAATAATTTTCCCAACAACAGTGTTGAAAAATGCCAAGACATGCCACCAGAAAATGCATATTGGGCCGTGTT